ATTTGGTTTGGAAATTAGAAATCATATTTTCGTAATTATCTGATATTTGAGGAGTTAGCGTAAATGGCTGATTTCTAGATAGTCAGAAGTATAGTGTTTTAGAAACGTTTGACACGTTTAACGTGACAAATGAGAGCGTTTGTTTTGAAATAGCTTTGAAAATAAAATAACTATGGCTACATTTAAAATTGTTGTTCAACATCAGAGGTCAGATGGTTTTTACCAAGTGTATATTCGAATGACTCATAATCGTAGGTCGCTTTATATTAAGACGAACAAGATGGTGGGACAGAAAGGCATCGTGAAGGGTTCTCATGATGTGAAGGATTCTTTTGTGCTAAATCCACTGAACCAAATTATTGAAGAATGGATGTTCAAGCTTAATAAGCTAGACATCCGTTCTTGGAGTGCTGAACAGGTTAGGGACTATCTAGAACAGAACGATGCAGATGTGTGTTTCTCAGACTTTGCAAGAGAATATATTGATGAGTTGTCTGAAACATTGAAACCTCAGTCTCTTGTAAATTATCGCAATACCCTGAATAGTATAGAAAAATATTGTGGTTCAGAGAAAGTAATGTTTAGTGAATTGAACACCAAACTAGTGCAAGGATGGATAGATAGTATGAAGGATTCCAAGGCAAAGAAATCTTACTATCCTCAGTTCCTAAAAAAGATGTTCAAGGCAGGTGTGGCTAAATATAATGATTATGATAACGACATCGTAAGGATAAAAGTGAATCCTTGGACTAAAGTAGAGTATCATAAGCATGCTATTCCTAAAAAGCGTGCTATCTTGATGGAAGATTGCAGAAGGATTTTTTCAGTAATTCCTTCTTCTAAGACAGAATGTTTGGCTGTGGATGTGTGCAAGATGGTATTGTGTCTTGCAGGAATCAATGTGGCTGACCTGTATGAAATGAAGAAAGTTGACTATTACGATGGTATTTTGCATTACAAGCGACAGAAGACACGAACGGTTAGAGCTGATGAAGCTTATATAGAAATGAAAGTACCAGATATGCTCATACCTACCATGATGAAGTATTTCTCAGATAAAGAAGACCCTTATCTGTTTATTTTTCACAAAAGCTATGGGTGTAGCAGGTCGATGGATGGTAATTTGTGCATATTCCTAAAGAAATTCTGTGTGAATACATTGAAGGATAGTGAATTGAAGATAACACCTTATACTTTTCGCCATACTTGGGCTACCATAGCTCAAAATGATATTGGTGCCAATTATGAAGAGATAGGTTTTGCGATGAATCACATCAGTACTCATAAGATTACCATGGGATATGTGAAGCCAGATTTTTCTAGAGCCTGGGAACTGAATGAGAAGGTGGTGGAGAAAATTTTCTTTACCAATGACCCAAGCAGACGAATACAGGAGTATCATGCGCCTGTTTTTGAAAAGGTAGAGGAAACCTTTGAACTCAGTGCCGATGCCTTCTTCATGGGCGAGGTGGTGGCTCATGTGGATGGAAAGGGCTACAAGAACACAGATGAGATTATTGACCAACTGATGGTTAACATAAACGACAACGTGCCTAGCACTTGCACCATACAGATAAAGGTGAAGAATATCACCAAAGACCAGACAAAGTATTTTGAGCGCATGAGGGATAAAAGGTAGCTAGTATATCTTAAAATTGTGCCAATATATCTTAAAATTGTGCCAATAAAACTTAATATTTGACGGATTCAGTCAATTTCATACCATAGGGTAGTCTTCTCTAAAGTAGCAGAAATTTTAGAGAAGGCTACCCATTTTTTGTATTTAGCCATTATTAACAATCTTAAGATTCTTGATGTTGATGGTGGTCTCTTGTTTCTCAAATTTCTCCTCCAGCTCCATGAAGGACTCCTCCACAGACAGGCTTCTACGCTCATCATTGTTGAATGATATGGATTGAAGCTTTGGAGCAACGTATGGGAGGAATTTGGCTACTATTGCCAAACGTCCGGCAGGTTCTTCTATCTGCATGAGGTCACTGGCGAGAGAGTAGCCTTTTTCATTGATGCCGTTAAAATAGCCAGTGATGGCATCGCTGAGGCTTTCACGTACCGTTTTTGTTATCTTGTTTGTCGTGCCAGCCTTGCGTCCACCAGTCTTCTTCCGCTTTGGTTTCGGCTCATTGCTATTGTCTTTTTTTGTTGCCATATTCTATAGAATTTTATTGTTTACTGATACTTTTCGTGTGCAAATATAGTGAAAAATAACGAAACTTGTTGTTCAAGTTGCGCAACTTATCACAGATAGGTGAGAAAAACGCATTACTTTAGCACTGTTTAAACATTAAATTCGAATTTTATGGGACTTATAGGAAGTATTGCTGGTGGCGTTACCTCAGCTGTAGGTGGTGCTCTAGCAGCCAAAAAACAAAATGCTGCATACAACGAATACATCAAGACCTTTGAGAATCGTATGCAGCAGGTGAAGGACCACCGTGATAATCTTTATTATCAGGACCCGACACAGACAGCAGAGAACCAGGTGGCAGTGACCAACGCCCAGAAGGTGCTGGATAATGCCACGCAGAAAGCCAAGAATACCAACATCGTGAGTGGTGGTAGTGATGAATCTGTGGCACTAAGCAAACAAGCAGCCAATGAGCAAGTGGGCAACATGATGCAACAAGCCGCGGTGCAAGGTGCTCAACAGAAAGAAAACGTTTGGAATACCGCAGATTCTCAGATAGACCAAATGACCAACTACATTGCTACCGCCAAGAAGGAAAAGGGTTTGGCTCAGGCGCAAGCCATTCAAGGTGCAGCTAGTGGTTTGGCTAGTGCTGCAAGTAGTTTGCCGTGGTAAGGGAAGGAGGTAGATATGGGATTTATGAGTGACGATTTAACTCCAAAGCGTCCAGCTACGGCTGTGACACCTATAACCGATTTTCCATCCAATTATGATGGGCAGTCAGCACCATCTGAGCCAGCAACTTCTTCTTCTTCTTCTGTGCAGACACCGACACAGCCAAGTGGGGATAGTGCAGCAGCACAAGCTACTTCTACAACTGCAACAGCTCCAATAGATACAAATGGATTGGTGGTTGGTAATCAGCCATCCTTCACTCAGCAACCTACTGAGGAAGTAACCGAGGTAACTCCAAACCAAGGTATTTCGATTGATTGGAGCAAACCTTATGCCGATATAGAGCAGAATCCTCTCTTGCAGCAGATGAAGCCTTATGACATCATGAGGGACTTCGAGAAGAATGGCAATGGCGATTGGGCTTCTTTTATGCCATGGCTTCAATCTCTTGGTGATGTGGATAAGACTGTAGCAGCCAATGCTGCTTTGCAGAAGAAAGCCGAGAGGCAAGCCAAATGGGAACAGTTAGGCAACCTCTTCCAACATATCGGCAACTTCTTCGGCACAGCTATCGGTGCTCCTGAGCAGAAGGTAGAATCAGCCCAGGCATTGACGGAACGCCAACGAAAGCTGAGGGAAGGCACTGATGCCCTTCGTCAGAAAGGATATGACCAGATGATGGCGAATATCTGGAAGGATAGAGCCAATAAGCAAGCTCAGATGCAAGCAGAGGCAGCAGCCAAGGCTAATGATGCCCTTGCTGCTTATCGTGGTTCGCAGAAGGCACAGGAGGATGCTTTGACACCTGAAAAGGTGAAGACCGAACAGGCTAGGCAAGCAGCTTCTAATGCAGCAGCTGGTCTTTCTACCGCCAAGACCAAGACGGAAGACGAACTGAGAGGAAAGAAGAGTAACTTGCTTACCGCCCAAGCAAACAACGCCAATGCAGGAGCAGCCGACCATAACGCAGGTGTGACTGTGAAGAAAGCACAAGTAAGGAAGATTAACGCTGAGGCCGAGAAGGCAAACCGAGGCAACCAAGCCGATAAGGAAGCGGACGATTTCAATACCAACTATGTGAACGACCCTGTTTTCAAGAAGCATGTGAATGAATGGGCTACACACAATGGTATGAATATCGGTGGCAATACTGATGGAAGAGGTGGAACTTGGGCAAACAAGTATAACCGACAACAGGCATCCGCTTATGCTAGGGCTAAGATGGCTAAGGAGGGCAAGAAGCGAACCGTTCGCCCTTATGGTGGAAAACCAACGAAGGGGACTTCGAGCACCAAGGTAGATTATTCTAAGTATCAAAGAAAATAACATAATATATGGCAGACAAAGACAACAAATCTAAGTTGACTTATCACGTATGGGATAAGGACAATAACGAGTATGACATCCCTGACGAGGTTGTTCAGCAGCGAGGCATGGATAACTTCGCCAAGGACTTCGAGGGTGGCTATATCACCATGTTTGACGATAAGAAGCAGAAGGTGGATGTGCCTATTGAGGATGTGGGAGAATATCGTAAGCAAGGTTACATTTGGTATGATACCAGTGGAAACGCTACCCCTATCAACGAGGTAGGCAAGAAGCCTTCTCCTTCTTCATCTTCTCAGGGAACAGAACAGTCTCAATATCCTCAGGAGGTACTTGATGCTTTCAACTCTCCTGACAACAAGCCGGGCAACTTCAAGGACTTGGCACAGCTGAATGATGAGTATCAGCGAGGCGAGCTAAAGAAGCCTAGCTTGATTTCGCAAGTACTCGGCATGATGCCGAAGGTGGATGCAGGTAATATCGGCAGGGAGCAGGAAATGGGTGGCATGATTACCAATATGCTTCTCGGTGATAATATGCAGCATCCACAAGACAATAATCAGCAGGTACAGCAGGCGGTTCAGGAGAATGCGCCAACTACAGAGCAAACTAATCCTACAGTGAAGGATGTGGATGCAACTACAGGTGCAGCTCCAGTACAGCAGGTGGATGCTATCTATAATAAATATGTAGGCAAGGGCGATGCTTTGTCTGAAACTATGTATGACTTGATGGCTAGCGGACAGGCTCAGAATCAAGAGGAGGCACAAAATATGGCTATGGGAGCCATGAACCGTGCAGCAAGTCGCCTCGCTCAGCGAACTACCGATGAGTTTGTATCTAAGTTGGGTGATACTGTAGAAGGTGTGGACGAAACTGTAATGAATGGCTGGCATTCTCATGCTGTGCAGGACAACTTGAAGAAGCTGGCTTCGCAGTATGGTATCATGAACAGCGTTGCCGTGGACGAGAACGGACAATATATCACCCAGACGAATGGTTATGACCAGTTTATCAATGGTATGGTGAAGCCAGCTATGGTAGAAAGTCTTGTGAAAAAGTATGGAGAGAACTACCGCAAGACAGCAGAAGACCTCGCCACACGTCTCTATTCAAATGATGAGGTTATTCAGAACCAGTTGATGAATCAGGATATTGATGAGGCTCTTTCTAGTGTTATCAGCAAGTATGTGAACCCTTCTGTGGTGGATGAGTATAACAAGGCACAGGAGGCAGGAAGTAAGGCTTTTAATGAAGGTATGGAAGGAAGTCAGAACATTCCTGCCAGTCTTCGCCTTGGTACTGCCATCGCTTCTCAGTATGAGGCTAATCAAGCCAAAGACCCTCAGAAGACTCTCAACACATTGCAGAAGAAGTTTAATGGTCTTTACAAGAATCCTCAGTTCCTGAACGATATGAGCAACGCAGCCTTCAATGTGATGCAGCGATATGGCATGAATGGAACTCTGAGCGGAAATCCTAAGCAATTTAAGCCGATGATTGATGACGTGTTGAAGGCTCAGCTCAATCAGTTGGAGGTGAAGAATATGATACCAAAGGGTAGTGCAGAGTATATCATGAATACAGGATTGAGCAATACCATTGTGGGCAAAGTAACCCGAAAGTTGGTGCAGACCGACTATCAGAACTGGTTGGAGGATATTGCCAATCAACAGTATCAGCCAGGCTTCTGGGAGCGTGTAGGCAGTGGAGCGTTGACCTTCGCAGGTGATGCTTGGAGTTATTGGCTTCCTGGTGCCGCAGGTGGCAAGATAACCAAGAGTATGCTTGCCAAGGCTGAGGGCAGACTGGCTAGCGACTTGATGGCTAAGGGCATGGAAGCCAAGATAGCAGAGCGTGCAGCCAAGGTTCTCATAGGTAAGAGCAAGGGAGAGGCTTTGAAGGCTGGTGCAGCCCATGGTACTGTAACATTCGGTGGACAATCTGCTATCTCGAAGCCTATCGATGAAATCTATCGTACAGGTCAGTTTGATGAGAATGGCAAGGTTTACAATCCTTCCGTGGGCAAGATTCTTGCCAATACTTTGGGCGAGGTGGTTAAGCAGAGTGCCGTAGGTGCCATTATGCAAGGTGGTACTATTGCCAACATGGTGGGCAAGGGCAGAGGTTTGGCTACCAATATCCTTGCAGATGTAGGTGGCAAGGTGGTGGACTCTAGCATTATGACAGGTCAGCAGATGTTGGAGCGTATGGCACACGACCCTAATTTCAAACCTACAGGTAAGGACTTTGCCGAGAGTGCTTTGGAGAGTATGGCTAATCTTGTTTCCATCGGGTTTCCTGGTATGGTGGGCAAGTATGCCCGATTCAAGGATGCCAAGGAGTTTAACCGCAAGTTTGACTTCAACGACCAAGATATTGCTGAGTTGAAGAGATTCGGCTATGATGATTTGCGTGATGCCTTCGAGAAGTTGAGCATCAATGGTTATCGTGCAGATGGTGAAGGTGTGCAGATGATGGGGCAACTCACTGATAAGTACATGAACCTGATGAACGATAAGGGTGTGCCAGAGGTATTGAAAGCAAAGATGATGGCTGTGGTGGAAGGAAAACGCCCTTCTTCCTTCTCGCCTGTTATCGACTCTATTATCGTGCAGCCAATGGATAATGATGGCAAGGTATATCTCGAAACCTTGAATAAGGATGGTGGCATCATTGACAGAAAGGAGTTCTCTTCTCTTGATGAGGCTCAGAAGGCAGACAAGAAGTTGGAGTATGAGAAGACTCTGGGCTTGGCTTCTGTGCTGGAAGGTGAGTTCCATAACGAGTTTACTCAGGAGCATCTTGATGGCTTATACAACAAGGCTGCACAAAAATATAATATGGGTGAGAAATTGACGGATGAGGATAAGGCTGCAGTCTATCTTCATCAGAATGCCGGTACCATCAAGGACATCATGGATAAGCAGCAGAAGGGTATCATCCTTACTGAGGAGGAGCAGAAGCAGGTTGATGCTTATCGCCACTTCTATAATTCTGCCTTGGAGAACAGTTCCGTGATGAGGGAGTTTGTGAATACCTTTGAGGATTCCCATGGTGTGGCACGTGGTACGCTGAGAAAGGCTTTGGAGTCGAAAGATAAGAAGTATGCGCCTTTGGTGGAGTCTTATCTTAAGGAGCTTTATAACTCTATCGAGCTGAAACGTGAAATGAAGCAGACGATGGATGATCTCTACAATACTGCACATGGCAATGAGCAGAAGCGCATTGAAGGCGAAAACCCGGTATCTCCTGTTGAGGGTTCTACTGAGGCTTCTGCTGGTGGTCAGGAGCCTCCAGTTTCAGAAGGACCTGCTCCGTACCAAGACCGTACCAACTCCGTACCAAGTCCGAATAATGCAGAGTTTGCAGAAAATCCTGCAAACTCTTCTGCAGAGGTTCCACCTACAGAGCCACCAACGCCACCTGTTGAGGGTGAAACTCCTACCAATGAAAGCAAGCCTGATGCCTATGTGATGGGACAGAATGCCTATCAGAATGGGGATGCAGAGGGTTTGAAGGCAATCGACCATAATGATGATGTTTCGAAGGCTCGATTGAAGCGTGCTTTTGATGAGGCACAGATGAATGTTGTGGTGAAGGCATACGAGGATGGCAAGGACATGGAGCAGTTTTTGGCTCAGCGTTCGGGCTATATGACTCCAGCGCAGCAGGATGCCGTGCGTAAGTATGTGGAGGCTCAGGATGCCAAGAATGGTGTTTATGATGCTCTGCAGCATGCAGATGATGGCTATGGCGAGGCGTTGAAGGAACAGCTTTGGCCATATCAGACGGAAGACGGAAACATCGTGCCAGCTACCCTTACTACAGGTCAGCAGGTGTTCTTGAAGAAAGCCAATGAATATGGTGGTGGTTTCGTGGTAGTGCCTGGTGAGGATGGAAATCCTACCATCAAGCAGGTTTCCAGTGCCGACATCAAGGAAGTGGGTACACCTGTTCCTATGGATGATTATATCAATCAGAAGTTTGCTGAGCAGGTGGATGCTAGATATAAGCAGTTCCGTTCTCAGTTTGATGGCAGTGGGTTTAAACGAGGAGATATTATATCTGTTTCTATGGAAGCAGGTGATGAGCCTTCTGATGTTAAAATTGTGGGTTATACAGAAGATGGTCGTGTGATATTGACAGATACAGATGTTGATGTTAATTCGCAAATAGACCCCAATAAGTTGGAAATTGTTACCAAGGATGAGTTTAATACTTGGCGACAGAACGCCCTCGATGCCTCTATTGGTGCAGAGCTGGATGCCGAGGACGCACAGCGTGCCAACGATGATGCAGCCAAGGCTGAGGCAGATAAGAAGCAACGATATAATGAAGGTATCGTAGGTTTGGGCATGGGACAGCCTGATTATTCCTCTAAGGACACAGAGCCAAAGGTGGCAGCTGAGTATCTACAGGAGCAATTTGGCAATGACCATGGTAAACTGATGAACCTTATCAGTGGTAGCCGTTCTGACATCAAGGAACAGTTGGATAACAAGAGAAAGGCTGCATCTGAATATGAGGACTGGCTATCTCTCAATGCCGACTTGGACCCAGAGAAGGCTCAGAAGGTGGAGAACGACTTGGCACTTGTTAATGAGCAGATTGCCGACCTTGAAACTCGTTATAAGAACTGGAATGCTATCCGCAAGGAGGTTATGACTCCAGAGGAGGCTAGAACCTTGAAGAATGAGCGCAAGGCTGAAATCGAGAAGGCAGGTGTGGACGAGAACGCAATTACATCTGCTGATGAGCGTGAGGTGGCTGTGCTAGACAATAAAGAATTGAAGAAGCAATATCCAACCATGGATGAGGCTAGCAATTATATTGCCTCTGAGCGTAAGCGCATCTATCATATTCAGAACGATGAGGTGCAGCCACAGATAGATGATATTAATGAGGCCCTGGAGCAATATATGAATGGTGATATTGATTATTCGGCTGACCAGTTGAAGGAAATGAACACTACCAAGGCGCAGTTAGAGGCTAGACAGGCTAATCTCTCTGCATCGGCAAAGGATTTGAAGGCACAGGATAAGTTGCTCAATACTCTATATAGTGCAGAGAATAAGGAGGAGAGAGCCAAGGCGATGGAAGAAATGACTCCTTCTGAGCAGCGCAAAGCTCTTGTGGCTGTTGCCTTCAAGAAAAATGACCTTGGAGCAATCAAAGAGATATACAAGGATGCCTCTGTTGATGTTATGGACTTAACGCCTCAGACTCTTGAAGAGGCTGTATCTGAATCTTTGAGTCCTCATAGCTTGAATCCGGAATCTCTTCAATATGAGTTGGGCAAGAGTAATTTTAAGTTTGGTATTGGCAAGCGGTATGATTCTAATAAGTTCAATTATCTTATTGCCAAGAAAGGAACCGGTATGTCGGTTAACGAGTTTGCCGTGAGAGTATTCAATGACCTTCCTGTAAACTTGCAGGATATGGGATATTCTGACCAAGATGTGAGAAACACCTTGCTGGATATGTTCAAGACCTACGACAATGTGAAGGAAATGCGTAATGTGGCACTTATGAACCGAATTGCCGCAGCAGAGGAGGAACTTTCGGCAGAGGAAGAATGGTATGAAGCCCAGAAAGAGCGTGAAATCATCGAAAGACAGGCAGAAATCGAAGAATATAATTCGTATATTCAAGATAAAGCATTATCTTTGCCAACTGAAAGCGAACTTAACGCCATCGAAGGCATGGAATACGACCGTATGATGGAGGCTGAGGAACGTGAGCGTGAGTATAAAGAATATGTTAAATCAATTTTACCAGAAATAGCAGATTATGATGACAGAAGCAATGAAGAAGGATATGGAGGAGGCGGTGGCCTGGGTAGCGACTCTTCACGGAGAGGAGTTGATGAAGGAAATCGCCAAGGCGAAGAAATTAGTGGCAGAGAAGCATCTTCTCAGTCCGAGACTGGAGAAGGCACTGATAGCGGACGCACAGGGCGACAAGAGACTAGCAGCTTGGAACGTGGCGAAGGCTCAGTTGTTCGAGGCTCACATCTACCGCAAGAAGCATCCTTCGGAGAACGTTTAAAGAATGCCATTGCCGAGACTGAGTCTAACCCTTCTGAGGCTCAGAAGAAGGCAGGTAACTATAAGAAGGGACATTTGTCATTTGGTGGCTATGACTTTACTGTAGAGACACCGAAGGGCGCAACACGTAGCGGTAAGGACGAGCAGGGCAAGCCTTGGAGCGTGACTATGCACGACACCTATGGCTACATCTTGGGCAAGATTGGCGTGGATGGTGACCATATCGACATGTTCATCAATGATGCTGCTGACCTTGATTCTTTTGATGGTAACGTTTATGTTGTTGACCAAGTGAACCCAGAGACTGGTGAGTTTGACGAGCATAAGGTGATGTTTGGCTATCCTTCTGAGGAGGCTGCTACAGAGGCTTATCTTGCCAACTATTCCAAGGACTGGAAGGGACTTGGTAAGGTCACTGCTGTGCCTAAGGCTACCTTCGATAAGTGGTTAGAGTCTTCCGACCGCAAGACTAAGCCATTTGCGGACTATGCAATGATTAAGAAAGGTGCTCATCAGGACTTTATTTCAGATATGGAATATACATACGAGAATGATGTGCATCCTTCGGAGGAAGATAAGCCTAAGATGCAGAAGTTTGCAGAGCGTTTGCTTGATTTCCACCAAGATAGAGAAGATAAGCCTGAGTATGGATATACTATGCTTTCTTCTAACATCAATGGGGATAAACTCTATCCAAGCGAAAAGAAATGGTTTGGTACAAAGAAGTATCGCCAGGGTGTTTCTTGGGTAGATAAGGACAATGTATGTGCTTATGAGTTGAATCCTCGCTTTAACGCTAGGGGGTATCTTACTGCTGTAGGCGTACATAAGTTAGTGCCTCTTGCATCTTTTGACCGTGATGTGAAGGAGGTGAAGCCATCTGAAATGACGGAGGCGCAGAAGGTAGCGTTTGATGCTGTATCGACCATGCTAAAGAAGGCTGGCATCCCTGTGAAGGTGATTAGCAACGAGGAGATGGAGAAGGTGGCTGAGGCGCAGGATAATTTGAATCTTGCCATACTGCTGAATCAGCCTGAAATGAGATTTAAGATTAAGACTCCTGAGGAGAAGCAGGCTGCCGAGAATGCTTATAACTTTGCCAAGGATTTGCGACCAAACAAATGGGCGCAGTATGCCGTGGTGGATATGAGCAATCCGAATAAGATGCCGGAGTACTATCAGAAGCAGGAACTGGCAAGAAAGGAACGTACCTATTTGAATAGGTTGATGTGGGGAAACTACAAGGTTTTCAATCTTGATAAGAGTTTTGAAGACAATGTGGCTGGGCTTACTGGCTCTTTTCCTTCGGAGTTTGACCCATATAAGATTGATGAACAGACCAGTAAGAAGAATGAGTTGAAAAAGCAGATTAAGGAGACTGAGGAGGCTTATAAATTAACCGGGCAGGAACGTGTGGAGTATCAAAATCAGTTGATGAAGGAGTACATGGATGAGCATGGACTGGCTTCTGAAAACGATATTCCTGATGATGTTTGGAATGATTGCAGGAATAAATCCTTTGAAAAATATCAAGATAAGCTTGATTCCTTGTTTGCGAAATATAAGGATTTGGACAGACAGTTGAAGTCTATTGTACAGCCTGGAGTGAGATTCTTGCGTACTTATCATGGTAGTGGTGCTGACTTTGATAAGTTTGACTTGTCGCATGTCTTGGAAGGTGAAGGAAGTGAGACTTTTGGCCATGGTGTGTATGTTACCAACTCTAGAAAGATTGGAGAAGACTACGCAAGTCGTGCAAAGAGTAGAAAAGCGAATAATGCTATTTTTTATCCGAATATGGGTTCTGCTATTGCTGATAACTGGTATAAGTACTTTGTGAAGACAGCAAATAGTGAGTCTCTTGAAGATGCTAAGGAGTTTGTTTTGAAAGAACTTGATGTAGATATTAAAAGTGATGAAAATAAACTGAACCAAAGTAGTATTTCAGAAGAAAAACGTACTCATATTGAGGCAAACTTAAAGGAAGAAAGACGTATTCGTGAAATCATTGCCAATACAAAGGAGGAAGATTTGCCTAATATTGCCAGTGCCAACCTCTATGACGTAGATATTCCTGATGATAATGGAAACTATCTGGACTGGAAGGGCAGAAATAAAAATATTCCACAACAGATGTTTGATAATCTGACAAAGGTACTCGAACAGAAGGGTTGGAATAAGGATGATAAGTCAAGCATTATCAGGTTTACTGATGCCAACGATAATACAATAGTTATCAATCCAAATGCTACTGGAGCAGACTTATATGAGGAGATTAGTTCCGCTTTCAATAGTCAAGAGGTAGCAAGTAAGTTGCTTTCTCAGGCTGGCTTTACTGGTGTCAAGTACCCTGCTGGAATGATTCATGGCGGTGCTGTGGAAGGTGATTACAACTATGTTATCTTTGACGAGAACAATGCGAAGATTGTTGGTAATACCAAGTTTGCGCAGGGCAAGGGTGTGGTTTATGGATACACTGATGGCAAGGAGATTGTACTGAACCAGGAGCATCTGAATCCTAATACTCCTATCCATGAGTATCAGCATCTTTGGCGTACTGCTGCCAAGAAGATGAATCCGGAGCTTATTGAGCATGGTGATAAACTCATCATGCAGACCCAGTTGTTTGCCGACTTGAAGGAGGACCCTAACTATAAGCATCTGAGCGATGATGAGATTTGCGATGAGGCTTTTGCTCGTTTGACTGGCGAGGATGGTGCTGCCATCCTGGAACAGATGGCTAAGGATGCTATCAAGGAGAATCCGCTTGATACAGCCAAGGAACTGAGTGTTATCAATAAGTTGAAGGAGTGGTTGAAGAAGTTCTGGTATTGGACTCTTGATACATTTACGAAGTGGAAGCCTGAGGACATCAAGAAAATGACCTTGGAGGATATTCGTAACCTTGTGCTGAGAGACTTGGCGCAAGGAGTGGACCCACGTACTGTGCTGAAAGGTCAAATGACCAAGGACGAAGCTGTGTCTTTACGCCAGCAGATGGCTGATAATGCCGAGCCTGAAAGAATCCTCGAACATACAGAGGATAACTGGTTACAGGATTTCGGCAAGGATGGTCGTGTCAATACACCAATAGGTAGCATCAAGTTAGGTGAAAACCAATATAAAAAGGCTGGTAGAGAAGACAGAATCAAACGATTTGGTCTATTGAAACCTACCTTGGAGCGTCCAGATGTTATCTTAGAGAAGCCTGCTCCTAAAGAAGGTGCAGAAAGACAGACCAAGTATCTGTTTGTAAAGTCTTTCAAGAAAGTAGACGGAACAAAGATTCTGAACTTTGAATCAATCACCGTAAAGCAAGGCGAGGATGAAGTTTCAATCAGTGCCCATCAAATAGAGCCTTCAAAATTGTTGAAAGAATTAACGGAATCAAAAATGCTATGGAATCGTTTCAGAGGCGATTCTAATTCCTTGGGCGAGAATCAAGGTTCGGCATTAACTCCATCCGCAAATAACCCAAGCGGAAAGGATAGCGTCCTGAATCCTCATAGCGATGCAAAGATACGCAATTCCTTTGAAATCACCAAGGAAAATGGTGGAAATTTATCTGTGGAGGATAAAATAAAAGCTGTATCTCAGCAATTTGGGGTTGATGAGGCTGATGTGGCAATGTATGCCAATGCTATTAAGAAGGGGTCTACTGCTGAGGCTGCACGTGCCAGAGCCAATATTAAGCGTCACTTGATGCAGGTAAATGAAGGTAACATTTTCTCATTTAAGGATGTTGTTAAGTACACCAAACCTATAAATGAAGCCTTGAAGGAGAATTTTGGTGACCTTGATGCAATGATTGAGGAACGAAGAAAGCAGGTTGAAGCAGAGCGTAATGCTATGGAAGCTGCTAGAAAGAGAGCAGAGGAAGAGGAAGCCAAGCGCAAAAAGCACTTGGAGGAACTTTCTTTGATTCCTGAAGATAAACTTGACAAGCAGTATATGGATGCTCTTGCTAAGGGTTATGATGCTACAGCCAGGGAAATGCTTGATGAGGTTGCCAGACGTAAGGGATATGACGATACCGAAAGCGCATATCAGGGCGTAGGTGCATGGGCTGCACCGGGAAACCCTGGATATGAAAGCGACAAGGCGAGACGTGACGATTGGGAATCCAGTGGCTCAGATGTAAACCTGGAGGATATGGCTTTGGGGTACACTCCTCAGCCGGATGATTACTTCTCTCACCCTGAGCGTTATTCGCAGAACACTCCTCATGGATTGGAATCTGTGAAAGCCATCAATACGGCTATTGATGCCATTAAGAATGGCGAGAAGGATGTTAAGATAAAGGTTTATCGTGCTGTTCCAACTTCTGTGAAGGAAGGAAAGTTGCGTAATGGTGACTGGGTTACTCCTTCTAAGAAATATGCCGAAATGCACGGAACGAACCGACTGGAAGGCAAATATCGTATCATTGAAGACGAAGTTCCGGCTACTCAACTGTGGTGGGATGGTAATGACGCAAACGAGTTTGGCTTTGATGATGGCAAGGAGTATAAATACAAGAATGCCAAGAATAATAGAAAGTTGAACGACCTTGTTACCTATGATGATGAGGGTGACGTTATTCCTCCTTCTAAGCGTTTCAATTCTCGCAAGAGCGATATTCGCTTCATGTTTGCTGGAGAGAAGGGAGCTGCCGAGGCTGATAAGGCTGAGGAGCAAACTATCCGCATGGATAACCTGGATGTGGCTAAGCAGATGAAAGAGGCAAAGAAGGATGCCAAGGCTATCAAAATGGCTACAGGTTGGGAGAAAGGCGTGGATGGCAAGTGGAGATACGAAATGCCTGATGCCAAGATAAAGGACACCATCGATGTAGGTGGTGGAAATATCGTTAAGCGTTATGAGGATGATATGCTCTGGAATGGTGGCAAACTATCTAAGGTGATTGATGCACCTGAATTATTTAAGGCTTATCCCCAGTTGAAAGATGTGCGTATTGAAACGGATGCCATTATGAATGACATGCCTTCAAATGGGGAATACAATCCACAAACAAAGACTATTACCATTCATGCGGATGAATTAAAGTATCTGAATAGCATTCTGAATCATGAAATTCAGCACGTAATTCAGCATGAAGAGGGGTTTGCGCATGGTGGCACTCCCGAGCAGGTGGAGAGAGATTTCAATGCTGCTAAGGCTGAATGGAAGGCACGTTCCTATGCCTTTGAATTGGAAGAGAAAGCCAAGGAAATGGGTGGTGAGTATAACCAATCTGCTGTAGAGAAAGCCCTTATTCAGGAATATAAGGACATGGATATGCCTGAGTTCATTCCTGACAAGGAAACCCGAATTAAGGGATTCAACTACTTCGCACGTGGCTATGCAGACAGAAGTATGGATGATGCCATTAAGCGTTTCCGTTTGGATAGGTTCCAACGTACAGACTTTGATTCTTACCAAGAATATAGAAAGTTGGCAGGTGAAGTTGAGGCTCGTAACGTGGAGAAGCGTTTGGGTATGACGGACGAGGAGCGCAGAAACTCATTGGCATCTGAAACTGAGGATGTGAACCGTGATGAGCAAATCGTGATGAATGGAAGCGATGCTAGCTATAGCATTGTGAAAGACCCTGAGACCATCAAGAAGCTGGATAAAGAAGACACGGTGAAGGTTTATCGTGCCCTGCAGGTAGGCGAGGATGGAAAACTCTATCCACCGATGGCTGCAAAGGTGAAGGGCAAGTTTGTGGAACCTATCGAACTCGGTAAGTGGGAACAGGCAGATGAGCGACCAGAGCTTGTAGACGATAAGGGTATGTTTATCCTCAACAAGGGTAATGGTAAGTCGATTAAGGCTGCTTACAATCCTTATCTTCATACTTCTCGCACTCCACTGAACGACCAGTTTAGCGAGGCGCAGAACCGCCCTAACATCGTAACCGTGGAGGTTGAGGTGCCAAAGAGCGAGTTAACCAGTGGCTACAAGGCTGATAAAGCCAAGGATGCCGTGGGTGAAGTAGAGTGGAAGGCTGGTATCATACAAGGACAGCTGACAGGCAAGCGCAAAGTGGTGCTTTCTCGTTGGGATAAGCCTGTGCGTATCGTGCCTGACAGCGAGGTGGCTGATGTTATTGTTAATGATATGTTCAAGGGCAAGAATATCACCATGCCTTCGAATGTGGTTACTCCAAGTCTGAGAAAAGAGTTGGAGAAGCGAGGTGTGCCATTTGTGGAGACCGATAACAGAGGCAGAATCGTAGGAGGTGATAATGATGGTGTGCATTATTCCAAGGTGTACGGTAAAAATGCGCAATCTCCTATCTTGGAGCAGAAGTTGCAGAAGCATCCTGATTCGCTGATGAAGGCTGGCACCTACTTTAGTGGTGGTGGACTGGTAGAAGAGGGATTGAAGGGCATTATCGACCCAGTGGTGGCTGTGGAGTATGACCGGAAGATAAGTGGCGTGTATCGCAACAACTTCGGGCAGCATATTGTTACGGCTGACGTGAGAGACGTGGACCCTAAGGAACTGGTGAAGCATATTGATGGCGAGGTGGAGTATTTCCATGCTTCGCCTGTATGCAAGAACTACTCTCAGGCTAAGAGCAATGGGGGCGAGGTGGAGCTTGACAAGGAGACTGCCAAGAGTACTGCCGACTTCATTGATGCCGTGAAACCGCGAGTGGTGACTATCGAGAACGTGAAGGGTTACAAGGACTCTGAGGCGATGAAGATTATCACCCAGGCACTGGATAAGAACGGCTACAAATGGGATGCTGACGTTTATAATGCCGCAGATTTTGGTGGTTATACCAGCAGGGAGCGACTGATTGTTAGAGCCGTGAAGGACGGAGAACTGCCGGAGAAGCCTAAGAAGCAACCACGCAAGGGTGGATGGCTAGAGGCTGTGGAGGATATTCTTCCTACCCTGACGGAGAAGAAAAACGGTGTGGCACCATGGATGGATGCCAGACTGAAGGCTGACGGAATCGACTGGCAGAAGGTGGAGAAGCCTCTTTACGTAATGGGCAGTGCCTATGCCGATGGCAAGATACCTCATGCCTATGGGGATGAGATTCTGCCAACGTTGAGAACCAAGAGCGGAGACGTGATTATCATGCCGGGTGGAAAGGTGTTGCGTGCTGATGGCAGGGTATTGGCTAGAATAACCGGACTGGGCGATGACTATCTGTTGCCTAAGACGGAATCTTTGGCGCATACCATCATTGGCAATGGTATTCCGGTGCAGTTGACCAAGGGCGTGATTGCTCCTCTGCTGAATAAGGATGACTTATCCGGCAGAAATGTGCTGGCTAGACTTGGCAGCTCTATCTTTAAGAATAACTGGGATGCTGACATGCAGAAACAGGTGAGTGACCGGGTGGTGAACACTGCCAACAAACTGGGTGGTGCTGAGGCTACGGTTTACACTTCTGTGGATGAGGTTCCTGATGCTTATCTGAGTGATGTGAAGAATGGTGCTACCGGATGGTATGACCCAACTACTCACACGGTGCATGTTTATCTGCCTAACTGTGCTGATGCCAACGAGGCAGAGAGAACGGTGCTGCATGAGAAGATAGGTCATGAGGGTATGGAAGTGCTTTTGGGTGGCGAAAACGAGGTGAGAAAGTTTGCCGACTTCGTGTATAAGTCTGTTGGCAAGGAGACGAGGGGCAAGATTCTCGACTTTGCCAACAAGTATGATCCAGGTTGGAGCAATCCTGACCGCATCAATGTAGGTACGCAGGAGTATATCGCCCATCTTGCAGAGGAGGGTCCGACTACAGCCGAGGACTTTTCTCTGTGGACTAAGATAAAGCATTATCTCATCAAGGTGCTTAAGAAATTGGGCATCCGTGTTCCTGGTTTGCTCAATGATAAGGATTTGAGATATTACCTGATGAAGGCTGGCAAGGCTCTGCACGTTTGGGACAATATGCCGAAGGAGAAGCAGGAGGCTATGATGGCACAGGCTAGCAATGCCGAAATCAAGGATGCGCTATCTGATGGTGCTGGCAAGGGCAAGCCACATCGAAAGAAGGGCGAGGGCGAAATCGCATATATTAAACGTAAAAGAGAGTGGGAAAAGTGGAAGATTGCCCGAGAAGACACGGAAGACCCAGAGCCACCTATGTTCTATGACTTCGACAAGGATGCCGAGGGTAAGAAGGAATGGGAACGCTTAAACAAGGAATGGCGTGATGACCATCATCTGCAAGGAGATGAAATGCCGATTAAGCCAGAACGAAAGGAAGGCGAGACGGACGAGGAATTTTTCCCTCGTTACAAGGAGTGGGAGAAGTGGAACGATGCCATGGGCGACAAGGAGAACCCGATGCCTGATATGTTCTCGTTTGAGAAACAAAAGCAGGACGAGGCTAGGGCGAACTATGAGAAATGGCTGACTAGACACGAACTGAACGAGCAGAACAATGCCGACCTTGACTTGTACGAGGGCAAGATTTACCCGGCAGAGACCAATCCGGAGGCTGATGCCTTGGAGCAGCGAGTGATGCAGGACTTGGCAGAGGTGACTAGTACCGATGTGAGCAAGGAGGGAGCTGCAACCACCGTGAAACATGCGGTTATCCATCGTAGAAAGAACATGGAGGAGGCAAGCGCAGACGATGCCATCTATATCAATGATGTGAAGAGCAGCATCGAGAAAATGGCAGAGAGCGGTGCTTTCGATAAGTTGCTTTCCGACTACCAAGGCAAGCCAAACAAGGCTGAAAAGCTAGCTGAGGCTATACCTTATATAATAGAGGCACCTAGACGCATCAGAGAAATCGCCTACAAGCTGAACTCTACAGGTGTGTTTGGTGAGGGACATATCCATATCACTCCTGACGATGTGGAGGCTGTTCAGGAACTTCGCCCACAACTTGCCGAGGTGACTGCCAAGAAGCACACGGAGCTGAAGGATGGAAAAGAGGTAGAACTCTTCGATGATATGAAGGGCGCATCCGAGGTGGCTAGCAAGGTAGCCAACATCATCAATGGCAACCATGAGAAAGAACCTGGATTTGTGCCTATTGATGGTACGGACATCTTGAATAAGAATGTTTTGCCTATCATATTGAACCGTATCACTCCTTACGGTGTGGACTACAAGAATCTGAGCGAGCCGATGAAGAGCGTGCTTGATTCCATCAGAGACTGGTATAACTATACCTTCGACTGGTTGAAGGACAACAATACCTTGAAGGCAGACACTGGTTTCACCGTGGACTACGTAAACCACCTTTGGGATAAGGAAAAATCGGATAAGAATGCCTATGCCATGTATGTGGAGAACAGACAGCGCACAAAAAGCCCGAACGAGAAGCCACGCCAGATAAACACCATCATGGAAGGCTTGGAAGTAGGACTTGTGCCTAAGACCACGGACATCACCAAGATGATGGCTTACTACAGCAGAAGCAACATCGAGGCTTGGGCTAACAAGACGATGCTCCAAGAGGTGAGCGGACTGAACGTAATCGAGCGCAACGAGGACGGAGAGATTATTTCTTCTGACCCACTGCTTTCTTCGGTTGCACCTTTCAACTTGGAGCAATACAAATACTTCGAGATTCCAGGTGTGGGTCCTGTATGGGTATATAATGTATCGCCTAAGCAGATGAAGGTGAAGAACCCTATCACTGGCAAGGATAAGGTGCTCTATTCGGAGGCAAGTGCAGGAGATAGATTCGGAGTTGTATTCGATACCTATCAGTCAACTCCTTTCTGGAAGGCTTTTGACACATTGGCATCGAGCATGAAGAAGTTGGAGCTTGGCTTCAGTGGATTCCATGCAGGAGCACTGACCGAGGTGTATATGGTGCAGAACATGGTGGAGTATGGACCTAAGAAGGCACTCGCCAACTTTATGAAGTACATTTTTGCTGATACGATGAAGAATCATCAGTTGCCATGCTTCGCCAATCCGCAGGACTTCCAAGAGGCTGCTACCCACTTGGTGAAGTTTGGAGCGACCAACGACTATGCAGCCGCGGATGTGCAGAACATGTTCGACAACATGCGCGATGCGATGATGAAGGTGCAGGAGAAGCTGAAGGACGGAAATGGAATTTCCGGAACGGTGGCTGTGGCTACTATGCCTTTGAAGGTGGCGACTCAGATGCTTTCGCTCATCAATAAGGGCATGGATAGAGCCTTGTGGGATTTCCTTCATGACGGACTGAAACTTGCGACCTACCGGATGAGGGCAGACAAGACCAAGGAACGTGCCAAGAAGAAGGGATGGACTGAGGAGGAACTGAGCCGGGCTTTGGACGAGGACGGACAGTTTGTAAACGATATGTTTGGAGGTCAGCACTGGGATGTACTTGGTGCCAGCCATCGCACCTTGCGCTATGCAGGAAGAGTTCTTCTTTCACCAGACTGGAACGCTTCTACTACTCGCCACTTCTTGGCACTAACAGGATATGGCTCTGTATGGAACGAGGCGACCTTAGAGAACTTCAAGGGGTATTACAAGAGACTCTATCATAAGAATCTTACTCCAGAAGACGAGGGCAGAAGGGCTAGACAGATTTCTTCGCTTCTCTGTTATGGATTGGGCTTCATGGTGTTCTACGAGGCTATTGCCAACGGTATCAATGCAGCCTTCCGTGCCCTGGACGAGGAGAAGGAGCGCAAGAAGGCTGAGGAGTTGAGGAAGACCAACCCTAACTACCGTAGCCCTTACGAACTGGCTTATCCTGATGGCATGAAGTGGTATGACTATCTGATGAGGGGAAACAGCCTAGGACAGCAGAGCAAAATCTTTATGGGCAGATATGTGGACGGAACGGAAATGTATATCCGACATGGTAAGCAGTTCCGAGAGGTGCCTGAATATCTCTTCAACCATAAGGGAGAACTAGAGTTCCCTGGCCCGATGGTGCAGAGAATGATAGGCAAGGCGAATCCGATGGTGAGAATGACCTTGGACGATATAAACTATCTGAGCGACTTCCAAGCCAGCCATGCCGACCAAGAGATTCAGAGAAAGTATGGCAAGACCATCGGTCTGCTCTACAAGGATGCGCTCTACTGGGCACCGTTCTTGATACCGAGCCAAGAGAACAAGGAGTTTAAGGCAGTGGATTTCTTCTTCCCATCCTCAAAGGGATTCTCTCCTTGGAAGGCTCAGAGCTACTTCAAGGACTTCATCCTGAGCGGTGACATGGAGGGCGTGGTAATGACCTACCAGAGCTGTGAACGCAATGGCATTGACCCAGAGGAGCAGATAAAAGCAGCCATCGGTAGCGTGAAGGCATTGGAGAGTGCAGAAATGAAGGATGGCATTACTTCTTTGCAGGAGGCTAGCCAGCGATTTGATGCAGCCAAGAGTATCACGGAAAAGAAGAAGATGCGCCAGAAGATGAAGAAATTCCTCTCTATGAGTGCCTACAAGGCATTCACCCAGAAGGAGGCACTGGACATGGTGCAGAGCTATCTGAATGGGGAGGATGATTTGAAGGAGATGGAAAAGGCTGAAAACAAGTACTTGATGAAGGCGAAATCGGAGGATGTGACAGAGGACTGGAGAATACAGGCTGTATGGAACGGAACGATGGAAACCTACGATGAGTATCAACGCTTGAAGGATGTTGACAAGGCGAAGGCTAATGCCTTCAAGAACAGCAAGACCAACAAGCGACTGTTTGCAGCTAGAAAGGCTATCTCTGCTGCCAAGAAGAAGATGAACAAAGCCAAGAAGCAAATGGATGGTCAGAACGATGCCGCCAAAATGGTGGAGATTCGCAAGACCAGAAAGGAGCTGATTGAAACATTAAACGGAATGGAGTAGCCCGGCGCACTCCATTCTGAAAAATGTTCTATATTTCCTTGAAATAGGATTGATTAATGTGGTTTTGTGTTCGATTTTTCTTTTTAACCCGGCATGAAAAAAGTGACGAGGGCTTACTCGTAGCCCGGTATATAATAAAAGGGACTTGCTTCACAGCGAGTCCCTTTTTGATAGTCGTAAAATTCTAAATTCCAAATAAATTATATTTTTATAAAAAATGAAAATCGTATTTTGAAGATGTTGGAGCGATGACTAACCTATCTGGGCGGGTCCGTTGGATTCTGCCTTCTTTGGTGTTGCCCAGCGTATGTAATCAGCCATGCTGTCGTCCATGCGCTGCTGCTCACTCTTCGGATTCTCCTTCTTTTCCTTTCCCCAAAGGCGTCTGGCAATATCATCCAAACACCACTGCCAATCGTCTCGAAGAGTAATGACCTTGGAGCTTGGCATGATGGTGACATCTGCCTTTGGTGGGTCAACATGCTTTGTGTTGCCATCCTTATCGGTCTCTTCCTTGGTATTGAGAGAGGCGAAAGGGACGTTGTTGTCGTTAAGGAACTTTTCTACATCCTCCTTCTTGTTGTCGCAGAGGAGAATGCAGACGGAAACCTTATTTTTCTTCAAGGTGGTGAGGGCTTCTTTCGCCTTGCCTACCAGGGAGAGGTTGCCTTTATCATCCTTGGTGATGATACAGGCTTCGTGAACATTAATTGATTTACTCATACTTAAAAACGTTTTTAAATGAAATGCGGAACAAAAATACTAGGAAATGATGGAAAAGTAATGTTAAGTTGCGCAACTTATCACTAAGAAGTGAGAAAAAGGCGGTATTTTTGGCGAAAAATTAAGAATTATGCCAGATAATCGTGTTATAAATGATATTTCGAACTATGCCGAGCCTGGACCTGACTCCTTGGAGGGAGTGAGCAGGGAGCGGTTTGCCCAGACGGACAGCAACCTTCGGCTGATAGAATGGGCTTGCCAATACTTCTATGATGGCGCAGAGCTGAGAAAGAAGTGGAAGCGAGCGCAGGACTTCGTGATGGGCAGACAGCTGGAAGAACTGATAGAGTGGAACGGCAGAAAGATAAGCATCCGTCAGTATATGGAAATGAAGGGTATGCCTATACTGGAATATGATGTGATAGGTGACAAGCTGCTTTCTCTCGTAGGACTTGTGCGCCAGCAGCGCAGTACAGCCTCTTGCAGTGCCGTAGACCCCAACGAGGAGGACTATATCAATTTCTTCAATGAATACCTTCGGCAGAACGACAACTTGAACGACCGACAGGAGCTAGATGCCAGAATGTTTTATGCCTTCTGTGTCTTCGCCTTCGTGGGCATGAAAACCTACTATGGCAGGAAGGACGGAAAAAATGGTATATTTGACTACATGGTGGACATCTTTAAGATAGCGTTGCCACCTTTCTTCAAGTATGACCTGAGCGACATAGAATTTATCGCTGAGGCTCACGATTTGACTTGGCGAGAGATAATCGCCACCTTCACCGATGGAAGCAAGGCTGAGGTGGACAAACTGAGCGAGATATATCTACAGACACAGCATCATTTCGCTCCTGAGCAGACTTATCACCCGAATGGTGAGGCACAGTATGCAGGAATAGACGATTTCACCCATTCTTCGGTAATCGGTAAGTACCGGGTATTGGAGATATGGACGAAGGAGACTAGACCAGCCATCTGGGTGCATGACTGGGATGCAGGAACTAGCGGATATGCCTCTCCTGACCAACGAGCTTTCTACGAGGAGAAGAAGCGGAAGCTAGAGGAAGCCAACATCATGAAGGACGAGAACGGTCTGCCAGTGCTCGATGAGAACGGTGAGCCTATCTATTATGTGGACCCATCAGAGCTTAAGACCATCGAAATGAAGGATGAGGTTGAGACCTATTGGTACAGAAGATACCTAACTCCGAATGGCTATCTGCTGGATGCTAGGGAATCGCCTTACTATGTTCTGAGAGACGGTTTCAGAACTTCCATTATGCCATATACCTTCGTGGCATATCCTTGCCTGAATGGCGAGGTAAGAAGTTTCTCGATGCGTGCCGAGAACAACCAGCGTACCTTGAACCACTATATGATGATGATAAACTTCATTGTAGCGAATGGTGCCAAGGGTACGATGCTTGTGGATGAGAATGCTCTGAGCGAAAAGCAAAGCATCGATGAAATGCAAGTGAATTATACCAAAACAGATAGCATCATCTTGTGGAACTCCAAAAACGGAGGCAAGCCACCGCAGACTTTGGTCAACAAGAGTATTCCGGCAGGAGTTGACTTCATGGTTAACTTCGCCAAGACCATGGCAAGTGAGGGTACAGGCGTGCAGGGTGCTCTGCAAGGCGTTCATCGCAACACTAGCGGTAAGCAATACCAACTGGAAAGGGAAAGTTCTTCTACCACAATACAAGATTTTGTGGAGAGCTTCAATAACTTCAAGGTGAGAATCGCCAAGAAGAAGCTGTATCTCATACAAGAGTTTTGTACCTCAGCGGATAGCGTGAAACTGACAGGGGACGATTTCGAGACACATTTCAATCCAGAGACCATGAGGGATATGGATTTAGATGTTTCCATCGACTTGGATGCTTATAGTCCACTTATCAGAAATGCTAATAACGATATGGCTTGGCAGATGATGGTTAGCGGTAAGATGGACCCATATACGATGCTGACCGTAGGACAATTCCCTGGTACAAGCAGAATGAAGAAGTACTTCAAGGAACAGCTAGAGAAGCTACAGGCGATGCAAGCGCAGCAGCAAGCGAATGGCGAAATGCCTACAGCAGGAGCTGGACAACAGCAGGCAGGTACGCCAGCAACACACCTGAAAGATGCAAGCGATGGTGTAAATGACTTGGCAACTTTGCCATCATCGGGCACATAAAAGGAAAGTTCTTAGAATCATAATAAACTCTTAAGTTTTTAGTTAGTAGATTGTTTTTAGGTTTTAGTTTAAAGGTAAAAAAGATGAGGAAGAGGAGACCGTGATGGCTTTCTCTTCCTTTTGTTTTGTGAGAGCTTAGGAGATACCATATTTCTTCTTGTAGGAACGTAGCTTTTCCATAGGGACGGAAACACGGTACATGTAATACTCTTGCCATTGCTTCAACTTCTTGCCTCTTACCTTGTTGTCGGCATTGCAGCCGATTGCTCCCCACTTGGATGGCGTGTAGTAGAAAGATGCAGCCTTGATGTCTTCTACGTTTTTGAAATAGCGTGTTGCCTTCCACTTGCCAAGCTGAACCAGGCGACGGTAGGCGAGCATACCCTTGCGATTGGGGTCGTAGGTCATAATCGCCCAATCCTTGTGAGACTGGTCGTAGAGCATGTAGAAGCGAGGCGCACCACCTTCCTTGTACTTAGCAAGGGTGGCTTTCACTCCCTTCTGCCACATACGAGTAGAGCGGAAGAGTTCGATACGAGTGATGACTGGCTGGTAGATGGCTATCAGCATCTTGCGAAGATGATTTTGATAAACTTTTTTCATTTTTCTTTTTACTTTTAATTGTTAACTTATATGGACAGGCGATGGAATCGCCTGGAACGGTGGCTCAGGGAGAGGGCTAGCTGCCACCACCTATGCCTGACAGCTCGGCTACTACAGGTGGACGGTTGCGGAGGCGTTCACGCTCTATCTCTGCCTTTGAACGGAATGGAACGATTTCCGGTGCTGGCATATCCTTTTCCACGTAGAGGGCGATAGCTCTAGCCATCACACGGTCATCGTGCTTGCCAGCAATGGCACCATAGCAGTTGTTCTGCTTGTAATAGAGGAAGTAGGTGCATTCATCAATGGCTGCAAGCTCACGCTCCATATAGCCACCGTCTCGGATGATGCGTGCCATGGTCTTCACTACTGCCACCTTGGTAGCCTTGTTAGTATTGAATCCCCATTTGGTCTCAATGTTCTTCACCTTCTTCAACTTGGACTGAGAGGCACTATACAGATTACTGTAGAGAGGGATGAGGATAGGGAAGAACAGCTCTGACTGGTTGCCCTCGGTATTGTTCATACGAGAGTAAGCGGTATTGTTCTCGATAACCAGGAAGGCATCATTAAAGAAATGAGCAATCTGGGCGCAACGCATGGCGAGTTGGTCGGCATCGCAGTGACCATGCCATTCGGCTACAATCTCGGGAACACCACCATAGATTTCATCGTAGCGGTCGAGCACCACGATGTCGGAGAAGTCGGAGGTTTTATGTGAACCACCAATATCGCAGGCTACAATGTAACGATGCTTGACAATCTCGGAGTTGTCGGGTCCAGCCCAAACTTTGAGAGGTCCACCGGAACGCTCTACGAAACGGATGTTGTTCATGCAAGCAGGGTCGGCTGCATCGTAGGAATCTCCCTCGATGTCGCCCACCATGATAGGCTCGATGCCCTTGCAGTCCTCTTCCATTTCCTTCAACTTATAAGGGTCGAAGACTGTTGTGCCGGAGAAGAGGAAGGCTTCCACATCATCGGAAGGGAACTCCTGACGCATATCGTCAAGAGTCTCATACTCCTTGGACTTCTCGATGTACCAATGGATGCCCTCGAAGGAAGCGCCCTTGCACTCGTAGAGCCACCAATAATACTTTCCATGACCTTGCTCGTCATTGCGATTCTTCCACAGCCAGATGATGAAATCGGCACGCTCATCCTCGGAGGCGAATGGGAGTACATATTTCTCAATCTCGAACCATGCCACGAAGACAGGCGTATAAGCAGAGAGAGGTTTGCCATCCTTATCCACGGAGTTGGCAGCTACCCAAGCATCATGGAACTCGTTTTCACGACCATTAGGGGTGGACTCACGGACAATGAAGGTAAGAGGGTCTGGCTGAATGGATGAAGAAGCAGCCTTGATAACCTTTGCCGGGGTCCACTCAGTAGTATTCGGGAAGAAGGCTTCCTCGGTGATATGTGCGAGGGCAGCATCACCGGAACGACAGGACTCAGGGTTACGAGCCGAACCAGTCTGAATCTTGCAGGAACGAGGGATGAGGTACTTGATGTTCTGAATGGTGCCAGAAGTCTTCAACTTGCGAGTATCAGGTTTGAATGGTTGCCCGATGTCGTAGAAGAGCCATGTAGGGATGGCGTTGATAAGTTTCTCGTACATATCGAACACCTGGGTAGCAGAAGAAGACTGGTGACCCACGATGTTGCTGTTCCAGTTGGTCTTCCAGAAGATTTGCAGCCATGCCATGTAGATGTCGGTGAGGGTAGAACCACCCCATTGGCGACACTTCAAGAGAATGACACGGATATAGCGGTACTGACTATGAAGGCGCAACTGCTCGAAGACCTTGGCTAACTTAATCTGGGCATTGCGAAGAAGAAAAGGTATATCATCGCCACCATCCTTGTTTTTGATTCTGGCATAGGCGTAGGCGAAGAAATAAAAATCGTGCTTGCAGCGAAGACGGATGAGATAGCGGAATACTGCATCGCGTGCCTTTTCTTGATCCAGGTCTGCCATGTACTTCTCGCAGAAGGCAGAGATAGAACCGCACTTGATGATGGCGCAGAACTTCTTTTCCTTCAACATCTCTACAGGTAGCCATAGTTTCTTGCCCTTCAAGAAATCCTCAATGACACACTCAAAGCGAAGACCAGGGGCGTTTTCTCCTGTAATGGGACGATAGCTAGCGAGGAGGCTTGTGAGCCTTCTCTTATCTTCCTCTAGAAGTTCTTTGAGCTTCTTTTCGGAAATCTGCTGCTGAGGTCGTACCTTTAATGAAGACTTTGCTACTGGCATTTTTTTATTTTTAATGTTGAGTGTTGAATGTTAAATGTTGAGTTTTTGAGACTTGCGAATGAATCCTTCTGTCTTGGCGTAGATGAAGCCTAGGGCGAAGAGGATGAGGTGATAGATGCCAGCAATGTGAGGGAGCAGGCATCCAATCACTAGGAGGATGAGCATCTGCCAGAAGGCTAAGCGTTTTCGCCTGTAGAGCCACGGAGCGGTGAAGCCCATGAAGAAAGATATAATGACCGATGCGCCCAAGACTGGGAGGGACGGATAATAAAGGAAGGAGAGACCAACGGAGGCAAGCCACGAAGCCAGCACTCGATGAAAGCGAAACAGACGATGCACCATAAGGAGGCACCAGGCATTAACAGCCCAATGGATGAAGTTGGCATGACCGAACATGTAAACGAAATGGGAGTATTGAGGCGAGGATGGCGACACAGCAAGATTGGCGTGCAGCGGAATGATGAAAGCCATCAGGAGGACGATGAGGAGTGTTATATATAATGTACGCATGATGAATGAGAGTTTTATCGAGTGATGAATGATGTTTTCTTATTGCGGAAATAATTGTTGATTTTCATCTGTATGTAGCGAGGTGCCATCCCCATGTTGGGCGCAGGAAGGTCTAGGCACACATACACAAGATGCTTGGTGTTGTATTCCTTGTATTGTTCCATCTGCCGGAGGCGCAAGAAATCCTGATAGAAGGCTTCGAAGAGCTTTTCCTTCATGGCTTGGTATTTGCCGAACTTAGGCTTTTCCCCCTTGATGCGCTTGCAAACATACCGATAGGCTGTGCTATCAGCGAGATAATAACAAGAGGCTGGCATCTTGGCGATGTAATCGCATATCTTAGCCATGGTGGTAGGATATTCTACCATCCTCTTGGCCTTACGAAAGAGCAGAAACATTTCCTGGTCTCTTTTAAGGTAAATTTCGGATATGGAATTTAGATGTTTCATGCCAACAAAATTAATTCATCAAGATGCAGAACTTATCACAAAGTAATGCGAAATTTTGCTTAATTTAGCACACAAATATTAAAAACGAACGTTTATGGCAAAAGAAACGATTGATAATCAGAATGTTAAATCAAAGCGAGATTCTTTCAGAGAGCGTCTTGCTCAGCGTTATCCCGACCTGAATATGGACGATGATGAGGCTGTTTATAACCAAATTGCGACCGATTACGACCAGTACGACCAAAGCAAGAAAAGGATGGACGACTTCAACAACATGCTGAAAGAAAATCCTCATGCGCCTGGGCTGGTGACAGGTCTCATTACAAAGAAAAATGCCGATGGTGGCGACTTCAACCTTATCGACTACTTGATAGACGAGCTAGGACAGGACTACATCGAAGCCATCAATGGTGACGATGAGGCTAGGAAACGCTTGAAGACTAGCGAGAAGGAAAAGCTTGCAGCCAGTGAGAAGCTAGCCAAGGGCAAGGAGACTCTTGCAGCCAACATGGAGCAAGAGGATAAGGAGCTGGATGCTGCCATGAAGGAAGCCAAGATTAAGCCCGAGGCTATCAAGGACTTGATAGAGTGGATGTATAAGCGTAGCGATGATGGCGAAGACCACGATGATGATGGATTCGTATGGCGTGCTGCCCGGTATGGCTTGAAGAAGGCAGACTTCTTGCGTCTCTTCCAAATCAAGGACTTCGACAAGGCAGTGGCTGATGCCGAGGATAGAGGCTATAAGCGTGGCAAGAACGAGAAAATCGACCAGCAGAAGCAGCTACATGATGGAAGACAGGGAGGCAAGCGGAACATCAATATCAATGGTGGCGGTGGTGCTCCTTCTCTTCCGAAGGAGAAGAGCCGAACCGAACAGGTGTATAGCCAGATGGTTGGAATGTAGCTCTTATCAATTAAGAATTTATAGTTAATAATTAATATTTTAAAAAATTGTAGATTATGAAACAGTTTAAGAAATGGTTTGGATTCATGATGGCGATTTTCGTCATGATTCTGAGTGGTGGCAGCTCTTATGCTATGGCGGAAACTCCTCCTAATATTCCAGAAGGTGCAGGTGGCGGTGGCCCTACAGGTCCAACGGAAGGACCAGGTGTAGGTGGCACGGGTCCAAAGTGGCAGGCTGCAAGCCAAGAGCAACAGGAGAAGATGAACAACTGGGACTACTATGTGGCTCATGTGAACCCTACCGTGGTGGAAATGAAGCTGGAGAGTTGCCCAATCGACCAGATTCTTCGAGCCTCGAAGCGAATGACTCCTGTGGACAGTAACCGCATTGAGTACTATTCCATCGGTCAGCGACCAATCAAAACAAAACTTGCAGCGAAGTTAAGTAAAACTACAAACGGTGGCTCTGTAAAGCTAACGGTGGAAAATGCGACAGTGTTTGGTACTGGTGACATCATTATGATTAAAAGCTGTCTTGGCTATCAGGACAACGGTACTGACCGAAGCACGATGATTCCTTTGCAGCTGCGTGTAACAGAGGTAGATAACGATGGAAACCCTACATGCTATGCGCTGAATGGTAAGAAGAATGCCAGTCGTGGAAACCGGGATATTCCTGAGGATATTGAGGCTGGTACTGTCGTAATGCGACTGGGACGAGCTGCTGGTGAAAAAGAGGTAGAGACTGGCAGCTACTACTCTATGCCAGACAAGAGCTTCCAGTATTGTCAGCGATTCATCATGCAGGTGGAGGAGTCTCTTATCGACCGTATGAGCAAGACACAGGTACAGTGGGACTTCACTCGCCAAGAGAAGATGGCTATGGACGATATGCGCCAAGGTCAGGAGCTGAGCGGACTGTTTGGCTATCGCTCTATGTCGAATGGTGGCAAGGATGTAGGTCTTGTTTATACCATGGGTGGCATCTTCTGGGAAGCAGGTAAGGATTTGCAGATTGGACACTGGGAGCCAAAGATGCGTAAGCAGGCTGATGGTACTCTTGTTCCTGTAACCGTAAAAGTGACCGTACCTGATGATACTTCTTCCGGTGGTACAAAGGAAGAGGTAAAGCAGGTATATGAGTATGTGATTAGCGAGAAGGAGTTGACCCAGTTTATTGCATCCATGTTGAAGGGTGCTGGTAACTCCAGCCGTACCAAGTTGCTCTTCGTAGACAACCTGATTTATCAGGCATTTGCTAATCTCCGCTCTAACAAGCGTATCATTACACAGACAGAAAAGGACTACCAGGGATGGAAACTTGACTTCGAGAAGTTTGAGAGCATGGGAACTAAGATTCTCATCTATCGCCACGATGCCTTCAATAGTTGGGGCATGGATGGTAGAGCCTTCTGCCTGGATGCTCGTTATCTTGACAAGTACGTATTTGGTACTTGGTCACGAAATGAGTTTAACGCTAAGGATCTCCTGATTCGCAACACTGCAGGTGTGGTTATGGAAGAGTATAGCTGTTGGGTACTGACATTCCCTGATGCCCATGCACGTGTATCTCGTCCAACTTTCACCGAAGACGGTGTGACCGATGAGCAGATTCAGGAGGCTGCTTAATCAAAGCAAAGAGAGCTGATAGTTTTCTAACATATATCAAAACTCGGGGATAGTTGAGGCTCTAGATGGGAACAATAGCCCTCGGACTAGGCTTCGCTATCCCTTCACCCATAAACACAAAAGATATGTATAGATTTGTAGCAAACAGTATGCTCATCTTTGTGGTGACTCTGCCAAGCGGACTTATCAAGAGCGTGGAGTTTGAGAGGTGCAGTAACAATGCATATTCTTACCTCACGGACAATAAGCAGGTGGCAGACTGCATCAGAAAGCATCCGTTAACGAAGGCTGGACGCATCAAGGATGAGAGTCTGCCCGAGGAGGAACAGGTGCAGCAACATGAAGAAGAGCAGGTGAAGGACGAGAACGCCCTTCGCTTCGAGAACATTACCAAGGCTAAAAACTATCTCCAGAAGACCTTCAAGGTGGATGTAAGGAAACTGAAATCGCCTGAGAGTGTGAAGGAGAAGGCTAAGGAACTGGGTATGGTGATTGAGTTTTAGTTTATAGTTTATAATTTATAGTTAATAGGTTTCTTGCTTATGGAAGTTCTTATGAGTGACCTTGTAAAGGAAATGAGGCTTGCGCTGGACGAGGTGAAGCATGATGAGCAGAACGATGTATTTGCCGATGATTCGGACGAGGAAATGAAGCAAGCCATCGAGACTGCTGCACAGCAGCTTTTGTTGCAAGCACCACCGCAGATGCTACAGCCCAAGAGGGTAGTGGCATCGCTAAATGAAAACGGTAAACAAGATTATGATGCCATTCAGACGCAATACACCGATGGGCATGGTAGCCTTGTGATACCAGACGATTGGCTGAGGCTGGTGGAGCTGAGGCTGAAAAGTTGGTCTTCCTCGTTGGTGGCTTTGATGGACCCAGGAAGCAAGGAGGCTCAGATGCAAGCCTCTCGATGGACTAGGGGGACACCGCAGAAGCCGAAGGGCGTGATAACCGTTTCGCCTACTACAGGAAAGCGAGTACTGATGTACTGGACTGCTGGACGGTATTCTGCTAACCATGATACGCCTACAAACAAGGTGTATGACCATGAAGTGGAACTATTCACATACCTTCCTTATCAAAAGGTGAAGGATGTGCTTGAAAAGGATGGGAAAACGGTGAAAGACCAGAAAATCATTCTGGCACTAACTGACGAGTGTAAGATGTATCTCATCTATCGTGCCATCTCTATCTTCTTGATAAGTAAGAAGGAGAGTGAACTGGGCGAGAAGTATAACCAATTATCACAAATTTAACAAGATATGGCTAATGATATAGACAAAACAAGTCCTCACTACAAGGGGGAGTTTGGCAGTATATACGAGGTGAACCAGAAGTTTCCTTCGGGAGGCGTGGAAGGTGACTACGTGGCTATTGATGGCTGGGCGCATTACTGGAATGCGGACAGAGGTACTTGGTGTGTGAATGCTCAGAGGGATAGCTACTGGGATGAGCTTATCACCAATATCATCGAACATTTCAAGACCATCAAGGGTGCTACCTATATGGGGGTGGCTACTGCTGATACCGTGCCAGATAGTTCGGCTGCAAAGATGTTTTATTTTGCGCTGCAAGGTGGAAAATATGCTAACTTTGGGAATCAAAATGTAGCACAGGGCATCAACGTGCTGCTGACCGAGGACGGTAAATCTTGGACTGTACAGAGCCTTGTTTCCGTTGCACAGGAATTGGGTGCTAGCACAACTATGCTTGTGAGCCAGAAGGCGATTACGGATGCCATCAATCGCAAGGCTAATACGACCGATGTTGATGAGGCTTTAGCAAAGAAAGCTGATAAGGAAACGATGAACACGGAACTTGCCAAGAAGTTTGATAAAGTTTCTGTTGTTCAGGAAACAGGGATGGCTACAGATAAGGTTATGAGCCAGAAGGTTGTTACGGATAATCTTACAGAGCTGCAAAATACGGTCTTTCCGCTAGAGGTGTCTTTATCCCTTGACAAGCCTTTGCTAGAATATACTGGTAGTGAGCAAAGCATCAAAGCTACTTACTCTATCAAGCGCAAAGGTTCGCCAGTCACGCCTACAGCATTGGCTCTCTCTGTTGATGGTTCTCTTGTTAGTATTGATGTAAAGCAAGCAGATACAGTTACTATCAAGGTGAATAAGGAAGGAGAAACGCAAATCATCCTCACCGCAAAGCATGGCGACCTCGTTAAGTCGGCATCGAGTAAAGTGACAATGGTGTTGCCTATCTACTACGGCTTCGGTACAACGGAAACGGACATAGCTATTGCAGCCAATAAGCTTTCGCCTCGTCTGTCTGCTAGTGGAACTTACGCAAAGACTTCGGCTAAGGATAGGGTTAACTTCATTATTCTTGCGCCTAAGACCCTTCCGAAGCTCACCAACTTCACGATGGGTGGTGCTCCTTTCGTGATGGAGACTACTTCCGTCACCATCAATGGCAAGGACTACTATATGTATAAGAGTGGTGGCGTTTATATGAGCGGAACCACTGTGAGGGTACAAGCAAGTTAAACTAAATATAAATTTCGATTATGGCAGTAAAAAAAAATCTGGCTATAGGTTATATTGGTAACGCCCTTCGTAGTGTGGCGGAAGACCATATTACTTCTTTTGCGGAAGATACCTACGATGAGCATTTTCAGGAATACCAGGCTATTCTTAACAAGCTGAATGCCATCCAGGATGAAGAAGGCAATTTGGAGAAGACTCCATTCAAATACATCATGAATGAAGAGTTTATCTTTGCCAAGGTAGATTCGGAAGACAAATTTCTCTTTGGTTTTCAGTGGGATGGAACTCCTGTATTTGGTAAAACAAGTGCAGTAGAGGACAGCTTGCAGGCACAAGTAAATATCTTGACTGACAAGATTCGCAATATATTGGGTGATGATGATACTACAAGTGCTATTGATACACTAAAGGAGTTAAAGGACTTCTTTGCTAGCATTGATAACACTCAAACCTTGACAAGCATCCTTGCAAACCTTATTGATAAGGTATCTATCAAGGATGAAAGTGGTAAAATTCAAGATACTCCATTTAGAATAATCTCGAATAAAGAGTTTATCAAGGCTGTAGTTGATTCAGAGGATAGAGTTTTGTTTGGCTTCTACAGAGCAACTGGCAAGCCTTATTATCCTCTCAATGAAATGTATCATGTCATTCAGAATGAGGAATACTTTGCAGCTTGGGTTACTACTGACGATAAAGTAGTACTTGGAATCAGAAGAAACGGAGAAATAATTGGTGAAATCCATGCAGTCAATGCCATGAAGCAAGTTGTCTCTTCCTTACAAAAACTTCTTGACGTATTCTCTTCGCAGGAAAATCCTGAGTATATTGCAGTAGAGACAGATGCAGACGGAAATATTCTTTCCGCAACAAATGCAGACGGCAGTCACTACTCTTATAATATGAAATCAGAGACCATTGATGCTAAGGTTGATAAAGAACAAGGCAAGTCTCTTATTGATTCAGATGTGGCTGAAGCCAATAGTACTTTAGAAGACCCAGAAGGAAGAACAGAGATTGTTACCGATACAGAAGACAAAGTACTTGCCTACAGAGACTCAGATGGTATTCGCCATGAAAACGGAATGGAAGTAGAACAATTCTATCAAAAAGGAAATAAAATAGAATATGCTACTAAAAGCTATGTAGATACAAAGCCTATAGATGATTCGGAAATAGTATTATCTAAACTTGATGGAGTTGTAGACTATAGCTTGGAAAATCTTTTTGACAGGAACAAGATTAGAACGTATGATTCTGATTTTGCCAATAAGGTCTTTGCAGCAATAGGACGAAAGACTGGCGAGACTGGCTGCTACTCTAATAATATTCCATGCAAGGAGGGTGATTGGTTTACTCGTAATGATTTCGGAACTGGAATAGTTGTGGTTCTTGATAAGAATGACAACATCTTAGGAGACGTAAAGAATGTTGCTTATAAGCCTACTTTCCAAATCAAGGCATCAGAAGGTCAAGACTTCTCAAAAGCCGTTTCTGTAGTTATGGTAGTAATGCTTAACACTCTTGATACAGAAAGAATAGTAAATGCAAAATATGTTCCTACAAAGGAAGAAGATGTAATTCGCATTCCGAAACTAAAAATTGGACAAGAAAACATAGAGCTTGGAATTACTACTTATGTAAAGAGTAGTAGTGGCAGATATTACTCAATAGGTGTAGATGATAATACAGATGTTCCAAAAATAAGCTTAACTAAGCTTGAAGGAATTCCTGCATCAGAGCTTCCTTCTGATTTTCCAAAATTCTCTGTTAAGGGGGATTTTTCAAAGTATTATGACTCTATTTTTATGTGTCCAATAAGTGGTGGAGCTTCTTATATGTTTGAACTAGGTTCTAATGGTATGGTCAAGAGATTTAGAAAGTCTTTGACTAATTGCCCTAAGACCATAATGGAGAATGATACAAGATATTATTATGGTATAGATGGAAACATGAATGTGTCTAGTGGAAAACTATTCATTTATAAAGGAAATGGTGAAACATTTAATGTTGTCAAAGGTAATGTTACAGATACAGAAGGAAATCTTCTTGAACCGCACGATTGTTGTGTAATATCTGTAAATCCTCTACATGTAATTACTCAGCGATATGTGGAAAATCAGACTACAATGGTTGATGGAGTTGCAAAAACAGTAACTTCACTTGTCTTAGAGGAGCAATATGATGGAAATAGAGTTTGGCAATGGAACTCTACTGATTACCCTGAACTATGGAAGGACAGCCATTATAAAGGAAATAATGCAGATTACCTTCACAACAATACAATATCCCTTGACAATGATGGAAACTTGTTGTTGAACAACAAACAGGCAAATCAGATGTTGGTAATAGAGCGTTCATGGAATGATAGTAGCCACACCGGAAGTATCGGAAATATACTTTGGAAGATAGGCGGTAATCGAGGAGATGGCTATGATTATGATGTTGCTACTAGAATAAAAACTACAGAAGAGCAACAATGGTATGAAAGTCATGATGCTATTGTAAGAGAAGATGGAGTTTACACTATGTTCGACAATAGAAAGTCCTATCCTTCAAGAATTATAGAATTTAAGGTAGATAAAGCAGAAAAGAATCTTACAGATTTCAAGGCTTATACATATAAGAAGTACGGTGGACGGTATATGGGTTCCGTTGATAAATGTGCAGAAGGTATATTCCTAGTATCATGGGGTAGTTTCCGAAGTACCGAGTCTTCAAATATCGGTATATATGACTTCAAAAACAATAAAGCTATTTTTGAATTAAATTTTGAGAATAAAGCTTATAATGCTTATCGAGTATATGGTATAAAATTATAAAAGTAAAAATTATGAAATGTTTAATTACAAAATTGCACGGAGTTGTTGAAAACAATGACTTACCAAGATTGGGATGTATAAAAGTCTCTGTTAAGTCTGAAGGGACATCAAGACTAAAGTTTAATGTTACTGGAAACGGTGTAACAATGTACTCTCAAAACAAAGAGAAAGTTTTTGTATCAAATACAGATAACAGTCTGTCTGCCGAGAGTAGCGAGGCTTGCTCTGTAAATATCACAGGAACAGTTGTTTTGTTTATTACAAACAAATATGCTATAGAAACTTTTGACATTTATAAAGAAAGTGGAGATAACTTTGTTGTCAATATGGATTTTGACCAACTGAAATATTCTAAGAAGATAACAAAGTTTGGAATGAGTGGTACAAATGTCAGTGGTGATATTTCTGCTTTATCTGGTTTAATTGGAATTACAGAATTAAATGTATTAAATACAAAAATCAGTGGTGATATTTCAGCATTGTCAGGTATGACAGGATTGACATCAATAAAATTAGGTAATTCATCTATAGAAGGTGATATTTCTGCTTTAGTTAATATGACCAAATTAACTTCAATTGATGCGCCTTACCTTCAAGTAAGTGGTGATATTTCAGCATTGTCAGGTATGACAGGATTGACAAACTTGAATCTACCTAATACGCAAGTAAGTGGTGATATTTCAGCATTGTCAGGTATGACTAAGCTTATAACTTTATCATTAGGTGCTACAAAGGTAACTGGCAGTTTGACAGCTATTAGAAATATTAACACCTTGCAGAGTTTATTGTTATACAAAACTGCCGTTTATGGCAACATTTCATTATTATCAGACTTAATCTCTATGAAATCAATTTCTCTTAATGAGAGTAGTGTATCAGGAGATATAACATCATCGAAGAAGATGATTTCACTGGAGTCTTTCAATATAGGAAACCTTTGTACAGGCAACTTCAAGACATTATGTGAAGGTATGAGAACACAAGGAAGGAATGCAGGAAAATTGTCAATGAAAGCCTATGGTGGAAGTGTGAAAGTTGATGACAGTACTGCTTTCCCTAATAATGCAGTTGTAGCAACATTCACTTCTTCAGGAATAACCTATAGCGGTGTATAAATGTTTTTAGAGCAATTCATATAGATAAAAGAAGAATGTGAATCCTTTCGACTCACCTTCTTTAAACTCTAAGTCGCTGACTTTGGAAATTTAAAAATAAGACAATATGAAAAAGAAACAATTACATGAAGCACTGGCAGTGCTTCTGACCAAACTATCATCGGCAAGGGACAATCCCTTGATGATGGATAATTACGTGACGAAAGCGTTGCGCACGGTTCTTTTGGAGTTCAAGGAATCGGGCGAGCTTTATGATGCCTACAAGGAGCAGATACATTCCACCATGGAAAGTGACAATCCTTGGATAGGCATGTTGATGAAATCGATTGGCGGTGATACCTCCATCAAGGAGAGTATGACAGATGAAGCCATTGAAGGCATGGTAGACTCAATGTTGGGAGAATAAACTATGAAGGATTGGACAGGAAATAGAAAGAGTATGTTCGTGACTTTGGGAGCATCCAACCACACGGACAAGGAACGTGAGAGTAATGACTTTTACGCTACTGACCCTATCGCCATTGATAAACTGGTGACAGTTATACAACTTCCTCGTAAGATTTGGGAGTGTGCTTGTGGTACAGGGTGCTTATCTGACCGACTGATGGACTTCGGGCATGAAGTAATCTCAACCGACCTTGTGGATAGAGGCTATGGGGGGGGCAAGCGATTTCTTGGTAACCACCGAACTGCCGAACGATTGTGCTTGCATCCTTACCAATCCGCCATACAAGTATGCCCTGGATTTCATCAAGCACAGTTTGGAACTCCTTCCTGATGAAGGTCTTTGTGTCATGTTCTTGAAGACTACTTTTCTAGAAGGACAAAAGAGGTATGATGAGCTATTTAGCAAGCATCCTCCTCAGTATGTGCTGCAATTCTCACGAAGAGTGCTTTGCGCCAAGAATGGAGAGTTTCAGAGAATGAAGGACGGAGGAGGCAGCGCAGTAAGCTATGCTTGGTTTGTTTGGAAGAAAGGTTATCATGGTGATACAGTCATCAAGTGGATATAATATAATAAGGTGTAACTCTTGATGGGGCTACACCTTATTTTATATATGATGTATTTGTGATTGTTGCTTACAGATTGTTATATTAGCAAATTTTAACTTTAAAATTTTGCTCAAAATGAATTGGTTTGAGCAAAAAGTTGTAATTTTGCCAAAGATTTTAATTTTATAAGGACATATGAACAATTAACTATAGACAAAAGGAGGTTTTTCTATGACACAAGAACAGGAAGCCGAAGTCCAACGGTTGATAAAGGACGTAGATGTTACAGAACTGATGGGAATGCTTATGAAGCATGGCAACAGATATTCCAGAAGAATCTTAAAGTTCTTCCGGTGGTACTGCAAGTATATGCCCATAAGCCTTATGTTCTTTCACGCTTATGGTATCTGGGACTTTTCTCAGCATCCCAAAGAAATGTTTGTTCCTCACGAAGAAAATTTGCCATGTTATCTCTTCATTTATTTTATGGTTTATATTCTTCCGATGGTGACAATTCTGGCTAGTAGATTTTTCTTTTTGTGCTGGTGGTATCGTATTCCTTTCTTCTATTTCTTCGGCATTAATGCTGCACATATTGTGGAATGGAACTGGTACACTACCAATGATATGGTGGACTCCTGCTATACTGTTATGATTGTAACAGGTATGTTTTATCTCTATGGCTTTTCTGATATGATTATCAATAAGACGAAGATGGGTAGAAAATTCTTCTCATGATAGAGATTGCTGGAGATAATAAGAGAATAACAGAGATTTTTGGAGAATAACGGAGAAAATTGGAGAATTATGAAAAAAATGTTGAATTATGAGACCCTGGGAAATGCGTTGAAGGCGATGAGCGATGCTTGCTTCAAGGCTGCAGAGCAGCAGAAGAATGGGGAGAAGGTTACGGCTTGCGGTATGAGCGATGATGATTTGGACAATCTTTGTGAACAGATTCCATTCATGCTGAATCCTTATATGACTGCCGGGCAGGTGAAGTAGGAGGCGCATATCAGCGAATCTACTCTAAGAAGGGCTATTGCTGATGGTGAGCTGGAGAGCGTGGGGAACGCTGGGGACCATAGCCATTTCTTCAAGAAATGGGACGTTAAGGAGTTTATCAAGAAAAGATTGAAACGAAACAAGTAGAAAAGGAGAGAGGCGAGAGATTGCTTCTCTCTTTTTTTATGCTCTAAAACATACAATTTTTGCCTTAAATTATATACAATATTTTTGCGAAAATATATAAACGGTGTTTTTGATATGGGTCTATGTCACCTTAAATCTTTGGAAAACAGACAATTAAAGAAAGTGTGACAGAGTTATTTAATAACTTGCCAATTCCTCGTATCTTTGCACACGTAATCGGTTACATGTGTGAATAAACAAAATGTACAACTTTTATTTCTTTAGGAATTATGGCAGAAGAAGTAATTAAGACTACCTCTTGTTGCAACGATGCAATGATGGGTGGTTTGCTTGGAGCGATGGCAAATCGTGACAACAATCCTTTGGCAATGGCAGCTATGATGCGCAACGATGACGCTAACCAATGGAACAATCCTTTCATCTACCTGGTGTGGATGATGTTTGCTCAGCGTATGTGGGGCAATGGCTGGGACGGAAACGGACAGAATGCCCAGAACGTTGAGTTGCAGAACCAGATTCAGAGTCTGAGAAGCCAGATTGCCGATAACCAGAACAGCAACATGATTATGGATGCTATCAAGGGTAATGGCTGTTCCATCAACCAGTTGGCAGCAAACTTGAACTGTGACTTCAATGCGCTGAATGGTGCTATCTGTGATGTAAGACAGGGTATCAGTACTTTGTCGGGTCAGGTGGGTTACTCGGCTGAGAAGGTGATTAACGCCATCAACCTGGGCGATATGAACATGATTCAGCAGTTGAAGGACTGCTGCTGCCAGACTCAGCAGAACATCATCAAGATGGGTTATGAGAACCAGCTTGGCCAGAAGGACATCGTGAACCAGATGCAGCAGGGCTTTAGCTATACCAACACTGGTATGGAAAGAGGCTTCTCTAACGTTGGTTTCCAGATGAGCCAGATGGCTTGTGACTTGAAGACCAATGCGAATGCGAACACGCAGCGTATTGTGGATGTGCTTAACAGCCACTGGCAGCAGGATTTGCAGCAGCGCTACAATGATGCCCGACTGGAATTGAGCCAGCAGCGACAGAATGCTACGCTTATCGCAGCATTGAAGACAACGACCGCCACAACTTAATGTTGAGACTGTTTGAATCAATCAAGAGGGAGACGGTTATGCAGGATGTAATCGTTTCCCTCGCATATCAATCTATAAACGGAAGAAGTTATGCTATTCAAGGAATTAAAGGGCAACTATCCTATCTTTCTGCTGGATAGGGCAACACTGAGCTTTGAGCAAGCTAAGGTGATGAATGTGCAGCCGAACTATCAATCGGTGAACATGAACAGGATGGAGGTGAACGTGACCATCCAGACCAAGGAGGGCAAGCAGAATACCTATGCGGTGGCCGATTCTGAGCAGAGTGCCTACGCTGGAAATCTTTTTATCTCTACGAGCAAGGACTGCATCATCAACGAGGTGAACGCCTTGAAGAATGCTAGTGAGGAGATTTTGAGTAAGGTGGAGGAGCACAAGAAAACCGTGGAGAGGTGCAAGGAACTGCTGGCAGAGCTGGACACTTCGTTTCGTGACCAACAGAAAACAAACGAAAGGCTCAACCAGATGGAAAGCAAGCTGGATGAGATTTTCAAATTCGTCAAATCACAAAAGAATGAATGATATGAACTTAGTAGAACTTATCACAAAATATCAGACCGATGCCACACCAGAGCAGATGGTGCAGGTGACAAAGATAATCGGCAAATTCGTGGCTATGCACGCAACGGATGAAGACCTCTTGCTGCTGTATAAGGACATCTATGGGGTAGTGGGCAACGGACACTTCAACGACTACTTCGCTGAGGCTCAAATTAAGAAGATGGTTTTTGAGGATGATAAGGAGGTAGAGCATCGTGCTCCTTACTATACCATGGCGAAGACGCAGGAAATATATGAGACGGTGAAGGACGAGATTCGCCCTTACAACCAATGGGACTTTGCCGTGGTGCTGAACATGGTGTATTCGGACAACTACAACCTGATGAAGAAATGGTTTGCCGATGATAGCGAGGAGCAGCTGATGGACAAAATGGTGGACTTGGCTGTGAACTGGCTGAGAGACGATGATAACCCTTATGGGCATTGTAAGGCTTGGGGGTACTTTAACTAAGTGAAGAGTGAAGAACGAAGGGTGAAGAATCAATTTGCTCTTCTAGAAATGATTCCATAACACCTAGAGATATATAAAAGAAAACTATCAGAAGAAGAGAATGCAGGCTAAGGAAAAAGGGCTTGTGTTCTCTTTTTTCGTATGAAGTTGCGCAACTTATCACTGAGAATCGGGAATGATGGCTTAAATTTGCATCGTTTCCATAACGGAGTGGGGACGGATAAATGGAAAAGAAAATGAATGATATTCGAGGTTACTTAATTGGGACGATATGGACTTTTCTGAGTCTGCTAGTACCTATCAGAGATTTTATGATTGCCATGATGGTATTGTTCGGGCTGAACCTTGTGTTTGGCATCGTGGCAGCGGTGTTTAACGGTGAAGAATGGAACTGGAAGAAATTCGGCATGTTCTTCGTTTGCTGTGCGGTGTTTTTCGTGACGGTGGCTGCACTGTTTATCATCGGTCACTTCTTGCATTCGGATGTTGAGGCTCTGTTTTGCGTGAAGTGGGTGTGCATAGCTGCGACCTATCTCTTCACTACAAACATCTTGAAGAATCTGAAACGAATGCTGGTGCCAGATTCGCCTTGGTACAGGCTAGTGGACTATGGCTATTATGCGCTGACACTTGGCTTCGTGGAGAAAATGCCAATGTTCAAGAGATACCAAGAATATAAAAACAACAAGGAAAATGGAAATGAAGGAAATCAGATTGGAACAGCTGCTGATGGCGATGCCTAATGCAGGGAAAAGAGCAGAGAAGTTTCTGCCATACCTGAATAAGTATGCTCAGGAATTTGAAATCAACACGCCTTTGAGGTGGGCGCATTATCTAGCCCAGATAGCGCATGAGAGCGGTGAGTTGAGATATACAAAGGAGATAGCCAGCGGAAAGGCGTATGAAGGGCGAAAAGACCTTGGCAATACCCATAAGGGTGATGGGGTGAGGTATAAGGGGCGTGGACTGATACAGATAACAGGACGAGGCAACTACAGGAATTATGCCGGATATTGTGGCTATGATGTAGTGGAGCATCCTGAGTTGTTGGAGCTGCCTCTTGGTGCCACACGTTCATCGATGTGGATATTTGATACCTTCGGCTGCAATAAATTGGCTGACGAGGACAATCTTAAGGCAATCAGACGGAAAATTAACGGTGGCTACAAAGGGCTGGACAAATGCGAGGAGTATTTGAAGAAGTCCAAGCGAGCACTCAATATTTCATAACATCAAGGCTTATGAAAACGACAAAGCACTTTATTATTTATTTGCTAGTGTGGGTAGCTTATTTCTCTTTATTGTTTCTGTCGAGCTGTAAGACGAAGTATGTGACCATTCCGGAGTATCACACCCAATATGTGGTAAGAACGGACACGGTGGAGAAAACAGATAGCATCTATCGGAAGGATAGCGTGTATATCTATCAGAGAGGTGACACTATCTTTAAGGATAGGCTTGTACTTCAAGATAGATTCAGGTATCTGAACAAAGTGAAGACGGATTCTTTCATCAAACGAGATACTATCTATGTTCCGAAGCCGATGGAACGAGAACTATCTAAAGCAGAGCAAAAGTATATCACCCTGGGGAAGTATACCGCCAAGATGATTTGGACCCTTGTAGTAGCAGTGATTGGTTTGTTGATTTTGCTATGGCACAGAAAGAAATGAGCGTATGAAGACAATAACGATAAAAATAGTGAAGAAGAGCGTGATGGGCGTGGTAGAGGGACTATCTGCCACCATTGCGCAGCATAACCCAGAGGTGGACTTTCAGACCGTCTGGGCGAGTGATGGCGAGGAAGCGAAGCTGGACATATACTATAGAGAAGCAATAACCGACCTAGAGAACTTCTTGGCAAGATTCTCTTCTTCGACCACACAGCAGTTTGACCTACAGGCACTGGCTGATGATTTCACAATCACCATCAAGACCTTGGCATCTTGGCCACCTAGATTGAGCGGTGTGCTGACTAACCAAATACAGAACTATTTGGTACATGCTATCCTTGCCGGATGGCTGAGTGACTTCCCAGACATGAACCATACTGACTATGCTAGCATGGGAGCGAGCGACCTGGAAGCCATTAAGGAGGTTTTGCTAAAGAAGGACTTTAGCTTTGCTGAGGCTGAAAGAACTGCTGACGATACCGTGAAAGATGGTTCTTCGGCTGTGGATGCTGTTGCTAGAGTAGGGGATGAGGTTGAAAAGAATAGCAGCTTCTCGCCTACAGAGAGAAGGGCTGTGGATGGTGTTGCAAAGAATGCTTCATCCTCTTCTGCTTCCGAGAGAAAAGGAGATGAAGCAGGAAAGGACAGCAATCGTTCTTCTACTTCAATGAGAGTGGAGGATGATTCTGACAAACAGAAGAATGCCCAATCTGCTGAAACCAGAACTTCGGACAGTGTAGGCAAGAACGTTGCTTCTCCTGGTACAACAGCGAGAGGTGGGGATGATGAGGGCAAAACTCAAAATGCTCTGAACGCTGAGGCTAGAGGTGCCGATGGAGCGGTCAAGAATGGCAATACATTGGATGCTGAGGCTCGAAATGAAGACGAGGTTGACAAGGATGAGCAGAGAGGGGTGAAAGGCTCTGAGCGAAATCCTGACTTTGCTTCGCAGCATTTCCATCAGGACTATGTGGACTGGAGCGGAGGCAGACCACCTTACGAACTAAGATAATTTTTCATCAATATAAATAATTGCAATTATGGATAGAAAATTGATTACATTGAATCTTGGCATGGAGCAGGTATGTAATGATGTGCTTGCAAGATGCTATGTAGTGAGCCAGGGAATGGTGGACGAAGCCCAGAAGGACATTAGAGCCAACATCGAAAGCCCGGACAGTAACGAGACTCGCAGTATCATCAATCGTGCCGTGACGGAAGCCATCGGTAACATCAAACTGGCTGCTCAGCGTTATCTGACCACTGGTAGAGTGGAGGACAACAATAACTTGGAGCGACTGGTGAAGGGCACAAGAAAGTATGCCTATACTGACAACAAAAACGGTACGTGGACGGAGGTTGTGACTACCACCATTGATGGTGAGGAGAGCGAAACCACCGCTACCGTGAACAAAGCAGGTAAGGACAGGGAGGAAAACATCTATGAGACGGTGACGCTGAACCTGGAGATTCCGAACTGGAACGTGGCTGTGACGGATGCCTTGAAGAGCCATTGTCACCGCTATATCGTGGACTACGTGATGAGCCAATTCCTGATGGACCAGTTCGCTGACAAGGCAGGAACGTATGGCGAAAGCGCAACGGCAGACTACAATAACATCAAGAGCGACTTGTTGAGCCGGGATAACTATACGCAGAGACGGCCTAGCTTTACTTAAGAGGCTATCTGTGACCAGGCGATGGAATCGCCTGGAACGGTGGCTATTCTTTTTCTTCATTATTTTGGGTGTTTATGGAAAGAGCCTTCGCTAAATCGGGATGGATTCCTGAAAAAGCGAAGGCTCTGTTTTTTCTAGAACTTGTTGAAACGCCTGATAACTTCGAGGCGAGTGGCAAAGTACTGATTCATTGACTTCATCTTAAGATAGAGGGCTATGCGGAAGAAGCGATAGCTATGGGAGGACATATAGTTGGACTTCATGCCACCTAGGCGACCTAGGTAATGCCAATTTTGGTTATCGTTGCTACCATACAGCCACATGACTGGCACGGTGCCAGAGGTGAGGGAATGGATGTAGCCTGTGATGGCATCGGGAGCGTTCTCCTCATCGAACTTCAAGGTACGAGTAACTATGATGCCATGATACTCGGTATCATCCTCGTAATCGTAACCGCTATCCAAAACTATTACGCTACCGTCTCGATACTGAATGTATGGGTGAGGGTAGGAGTTGAGGGCTGTGAGCACGTTCTTGATGAGGAAGGTGCTCCAGGCTTCATCCTTGATGGAATAGCAGAGGGCTACGGTGTCGGCTGAGGCTTCCTTGGACAGTTGGCTGACATCTAGGCAGAAAATGCGAGAGTTCTTGTAATCGTAGATAACCTGGCAACGCTGAAAGAAGTCGATTGGTGAGGAGGTGAAATCTATGAGTTGGCGCATCTGTGCCTTGATGGTCTTGGTGGTATCATTATCGTCTTCGGCATCATTGAAGAAGTTGAGGAACTTGCCAAGATTGCTTACTATATTGAAGCCTGGGCCATCCAAGACATCGGACATGGAAGCCACTTGTGACTCAGCTATGCGACTGAGGGAGCGATTGGTGGCGAAGAGCACGGACTGGTCTAGCTGGGTGATGGACTTCGGATTGCTGCAAACCTCACGACTGATGGGGTGGATGCTGCTATAGGTGCCTTGGGAAGAAACTTCCATCGCCCAGATGCCATCGGTGGAGAATGCCATCAAAGGGTACTGACCAAACTGACCTTGGGAGAGTGCCCTTGTGGTTGAGGCTATGCCCTGGATGGTGCCGATACCCACGGTATTGATTCCGTTTAATGGAAAATAGAAGGCGTTATCGGACTCGGAGGTGTAAATCTTGTTGCTCATATCGACTACATCATCTACGGAGTAATCTGGAGCACTGACGAGATAGGAGCTGCCATCGTCTTGGTATGTACCCATGTGAATAGAGCCGTTCAGTTCTTCGCAAGGTGTGAGTGGAAAGCCGAACACCTTGGTTTCATTTTTGGAATCGGTGGTGAATAGGTACATCATATCCGCTCTAGAGTCTGGATAGAACTTGGAGGCATTACAGAAGAGGTATTGCTCTATATAGTAATATAACCCCGATGCATTGACCAGTCCTTTCTGCTCTACGTATTTCGTGCCAGAGGTGGTTTTGAGACGGACAACGATTTTATCGACCAGAAATACTTCGTGATTTGGGGCGTTCTTGATGTAGTTAGCCCAAGGAAGCAATACTGCATCGGAGAAGCCCGAGAATAGCTTTTCCTTTACTCCGTAGAGGTTGAGGCGATGATTATAGACGTAGCCACCTTCGGCAAAGAGGTAATTATGGGTCTTGTAGTCATCCTTCATCTGCTCTTGCAGGGAAACTTGATAAACGGCATTCTTATCTACAGGCAAGAGATTGCCCGAAGCGGTATAGAAATTGTCTAAGTCGAGGGAACAGACCTTGTAAAATGCTGAGCTGTTTTGCAATTTCTTCTTATATACGTCTTCTGCCAAGGTTGGGAACTTTACGACAACGTAACCATATTTGCGAGCAGGGTTGTCCTGAGAATATGTACAAGCCCTTGCGCCCATATTCAAGGCATAATTGCGTGGGAGAATCTGTAAGCTGCTGATTTTGTCGGCTGTATCTACGTTTGTGATGGGTGGAGTGATGAAGAAATCGATAGACTTGATGACATCCTTCCACCCTTTGAGTTGTTCAAGCATCTTACCAGAAGAATCTACCAAATCGTACATCAAGGCTGCATTGCGTGGATAATAATAGAAGGTAGCACCATTGAAGGAGACATTCAATGTTTTTCCGGTGCTGTCTTTTCGTCCATACGTCTTTTCGTTATCAAAATTAATCTCTGACTCTATGGTGCCGTTGCCTTCGTTCCAATATCCATAATTGGAATCAATCGCTCCTTCACTAAAGGAATCTGAAGGGAAATAGAAATTGGCAGCTTGCACCAAGTAACTGCCTGGAACCTGAACTGGAATGAACACAGGAGCGGAATGCATTATCATAGAGCCATCGAACATACGATAGCAGTAGCGGATGAAGAAATTGGCGTAGAAGCGACCGTTGCGAGCAATAATGTTGTTGGTGCGATTGATTAAGGCGTATATGGATTGCGTCAAATCTGATGTTTTCTCTTCCTTGATGCTAGCGCAAATATCGCCCGGTTTCCAAGTTGTACCGTTTACCTTGACGTATGCGTCTCCACACGATATGGTAGATTGCTGCCAAGCCTCGGTGAAGCCATTCTTGCTTCCCTCTGCATTGATGCCACCAGAAGGATAGTCTTCGGGGTTATCTTTGCTCTCAGTGGCAAAGCGAATATTGAGGAACGGTGGCTTCTGTCCCTTATAGCTGTAATCGGACGAGGACTGTCCGTTGCTCTCCCACATGGCATAATGGATGCCATCGGTAGCCACGATGATGAGGGTGTTGCCGATGGAATCGATAGAAAGCACGGTGGATTCGTAGTCGAAGGACTTGATAGGGGTGGACGAGCCTAGCGTGCCATCCTGCATGAACCAATAAATGGAGGATGAGGCTATGGCTATGAGGTGGTGATAACTACCTGTTTCGTGAACATACAATATCTTAGCCACCTCACCATTAACGGTGAGGGGCTGAGATAGAGGTGTGCCCGATACGATGGCAGGGCGCAATGCGCCATCGTGCAGCTCTAGGTTGCCACAGAGGGATAGCGCACCGTTCTCTACTGCCATTTCATCGGGTGTGAGGCTGAGACCTTTGTATCTGATTGATTGTTGCATCTTTATTAATGTTTAATGTGTATTGTTTAATATTTAATTATCGGCAATGGGATGGGTCGGCACGATTGACTACTGCCAATGCCTGTAGGGTGTCGTTGCCTACGGTGATGTTTTCTAGACGGTCAGAGACAACCAAGTCAACCTCTTGGGCGTTAGGTGGAACGCCTAGGGTGTGGAGGAAGAGGCATTTGACAGTGCTAGCACTGCAACCGTGAAGCTGTGCCTTGCGCCCATAGAGAGGTATGGCATCAGGAAGAGAGGAGGACTTGGTGATATACATCTGAGAGCCGAGACAGAAGAACACGATTTTGTCGCCTCGCTGTAGCCCCAAGAGCTTTACAGGGTAGGAACGCAAGGTGATGCGCCCATTCTTGTTGAGGGTTAGTCCACGCTTTTGAGGGCGTGGACGGTTAAGGATAAATATATCAGTCTCGTTCTGCATAATCTGTAGGTTTGTGGAGCCAGAAACGGAAGTAGTCGTTTTCGGCATCCTGGTTACGTACTTTTACATATTCTCGGGTGACATAGAAATGTTTCTTGCGTAGGGTAGGGTTGAGGTTGTAATCATGCAGCATCATAGCTGGCTCTACCCTGCCATCAAAGGTTATCTCGTACCAATAGCGGTGGAGAAAGAACCATGGGCGAAGACGGACTTCCTGAATGGTGGTGTAGTTGCTTTTGTCCACTCTGCATGGGACGATGCTCCAGCTACCATCTTGCCAGCGTTCCCCTTTGTGTACAGTGCATTCAAGAAGTGTATCATCTATGATTTCAACAAAGGACTTTTGAATCTTTACAAGAAGGCAGACATCGGCAGTGAAGACCTTTGCCATCTTACGGTGGCAGAGCATGACATAACGCCCTTTCTTGTCGGGGAGGAGGCTACGCTGCTTGCCTGGGCGATTGATAACGCAGACGGTGGAAAGGAACTTCTTGCGTGCCATGTGAAGGAAGTCGGGGAGCTTCGCCTTGGCGTGCATTCGGTCGATAACCTTCTGAACCTTATTGAAATTCTTGTCGGCTTGGGTCTCATGCACTGTGATTGGTTGCTGAGGCTCTTGGCTCTTCTGCTCACGTACCTTCTTTACGTGCTCACGAACTTGCTTCTTGGAAGGGACTTCGAGAAGGTGGCCAGTTTTTTTGTCGAGCTTGTAATTTGACTTCTGCTGTTTCATATTCATTATGCTTTAGATGTTACCTCTGTTAATGCAGATGATTTCGAAATGATGATTGTCGCAAATATCGCAGCCGTTGGGCATACGATGATTGAAGGAGCAAGGAATGTGCTCTTTGAACAAATCGCAGTTAAGGCAATGCTCTGGGACTTCCTCATACTCAAAGTTGCCTTTTGCCAGTGGTGAGGCTGATTCCTTGTTGGGTACAGCTCGAACAATGCGCCCGAAGAGGTCGTAAAACTCTCCAGGCACAACGCTAGTAGCTTCTCTGAGGGATGGGAGGGTGTAGCCCATCTTGCGGATGAACCAGAGACGGAGATAAATGATGAAACGTTTCAACTTTTTCATATATTGTACTATATTATATATTAATAATGTGGGCTAAGTTACCACTTCTGTGCGGAACAGAAGTGATAACTTGCGCAACTTATGCTTTATGTTCGAAGACATCAAGAATCTTGGTCTCGCTGAGGCTCTTCAACTCATAGTCAATCATGGTTTTGCCCATAACCTCGTCAACGTAACGCTTTGCACGCTCGATGCACTTGGCTTGGATAAGATAGTTGACATAGGAACGCTTCTCCTTGTTGCTCTTCTCGTCAATGGTGATGAAAGCCAAACGTGCCTTAAACCATAAATCATCGTCACAAATATCTGAGAAGAAAATCTCGTTGTAGTTAGTTGGGTTGATGTTGGCAACCTTAAACTCACCAGAGACATAGACCTGCATGTTGTCAATGATGCTTGCTTCTGCCTCTGTGAAGGATAGGGCATCGACCACGTACAACTCGTTTACCATTTTCTCGCTACCATCGTCCTGAGTCTTCTCATAGCGCACCTTGCACTCGAACCAGGTGCCTGTACGAGAACGGAGGGAAGAACCGTTGCCTGTGCCAACGAAGGACTCCTTTGGCTGGTTCTGAGACTTGTCTTGTGTCTTAGCCTCTTCCTGAGGCTTGTTTTCTTTCTTGTTCATAATCTTAAGAATTTAAATTGTTATTAATAATTTTTTCTACCTCTTCTTCTGATAGAGGTTTGCCGTCTTTGCCAAGGTATTTCTTGCAGATGAAATACATAGTGCCAGGAGGGTCGGGATGGCGGTAGAGGTCATTCAACTCTATATTGGCAAGCTGCTCATCCGAGGAACTAAAGATAGAACGAGCCTGATGTGCTCTTGGCATACGTTCCATGACGTGGTACTGGATGCTGTAGCCATCTTTCTTAATTTGCTCATCTTTGAGTCGGATGAGCATCTTGTCTAGCTTGGCTTCTTTCTCCTTGATAGTATTGAAGAGAGTATTGACCAGCTCCTTGTCGGGCTGTGCCTTCTTCTTCTCTTGGAAATATTGGATGGTTGAGGCTCTAAGTTCTGCCACCAGAAGGAAGAATGTGCCGTTGTCGTTCTGAGGGACGGCTGAGCCATCTTCCTTCAAGATAATATCATCGACACGCTTTTCCAGTTCAATGGATTGGCGAAGCATCTTTTTGTCTCGGTGTGCCCAATACTCCTTTTCGGTGGTTCGCATAGCTGAAACTAGCTTGCGAAAGGATAATGCTGATTCTTCACTCATAGTTTATTTGATACCTAATGTTTGTTTAACTTTCTTAATGCGGTCTAGCTCCTTTGGGAGGAGGTTGCCTTGCTCGTCTATTCGGCAGAGGAGTTTGAGGCGTGGGGTGATGGTTATCCACTTGTGGAGGCCATCGTGCTCACGCTTTATCTATCGAAGTTGGGCAGCTTGCAGTCTTTCGTGCAAGTGCTGCTCATTGCGAAGCTTACTGATTTCGTTCTGTATTCTGTCCATTGGCTAAATCTTCTTCGGCAGGGATTAAACAGTATTGTGAATCCCATTCGCCTTTTCCTATATATTCAAGTGCTTTTACTGCATCTTCAAGACGGACAAAATCTAAGTCCATTTTGTTTGGCATATTGCTAATATATGTATAGCCTCTTGCACATGATAGCATATATTTCTTGAAATGCTTCTTCTCGTCTGGGGAGAGATATGATGGACGATTGACAAGATATTGTTCAAAGTGTTTGAATGATACCTCATTATTATTCTCAATTTTCTTTACGCATGAAGAGAATGACCGAATAGCTTCATCCATTTTCTTAGAAATCTTATCTGTTCCCAAATTCAAATCTCCAAGTTCGACCTTGACCATTGATAAAAGTTCTTCCGTATCTTTCAACCGAGATATTCTGGTGTTGATAACATCGGAAGCAGAAGCTAATACCTCTAGAGATTTTTCTAGATTGGCATCATTTTTCTTGATAGCCTCTCTGTATGAGATAAGTTCATCACGCTGCTCTGCGATAATTCGCATCATACGCTTGTTTCTGTCATCAAAGCGGACCTTGAAGTTTTTGTCTCTTAGCGTGGAAGAGACGATGCCAAGCGTGATTACAAAGACCAGGCTCAGGCAAATAGTTAATGTTATTGTTACTTCCATAATTGTAAATATTTAAAATAATTATAATTCTATTACTTCTGCTATGTCGGCAGGGATGTCGTAGTAAGGGATGGAATATCCTTTGTCCTTCATTTCGTCTGGGAGATAACAGCGGTAGTATTTTCCGTAGAAGTTTTGCCATTTCTCCTTGACAGTGAGTATTGTTCCTACCGGAAGCTCAGGCTTCGGCTTGAATGAAGAACGAGGATAACATCCTGTTTCATGCTCATCTGCTGCGCAACAACATGAGGATTTCCATAAATGAATTTTCATACGCTACACCTCCATTTCTGAATTTAGACCAAGGAATAAGAGGATATGTTGTAACTCATGCAAATATTTGAAGCTGCATAAGTTTACACCTCTCCAATATATAGTCCAATTCTTCACATTTTTCCAGATTTCATAGCAATCATTTTCTACATGTTGGTAAATATAGCTTTGATTGACTACTTGCTTATAGCCGTTCTTCTCAAGTATAGAAGGAGTAAGAGGGATGGGAACAATATCCTTCACCCATGCGCCACTGTCACAAAACAGGAATCCATCATCTTTAATGGTTTTTCCTTTTAAGTTGGAAAGAGTGACGGAACCTTTAAGCTCAGTGAAAGCATTTCCATCTTTCACTTTTGCATATTTATCAGCATTACTTTCTGTAACCTGATAAACAATGCCCTCTTTGGTTCCGATAGGAATACCGTTGGTCATCACCAAATCACCTGGAATATAAATTGTTTTTTCCATTTCTTAATATTTTTACTTTGTTATATTATGGGACCAGCGATAGAATCGCTGGGAACGGGGGCTTTTACCCTTTTAATTGTTCTTCGATAGCTTCCTGGGCTAGGATTTCCTGCCAGTTGGCTTCATTATAGTTTCTTGCCTCCTGTTCTTCTGAGAGCTGTGGGTCGTAGCCCCCGAAACAATAGGTGTCAAATTTCTCATACTCCTTCATCGTATGTGGAGGCTTTGAACCGGGAGTGGCTGGAATGTATTCCTTGGCGAACTCCTTTGGCAAGAGGGTTGCTATTGTTGAGGCTATCGGGTCGATGACTTCGTATTTGAAAATACGGCTCTTTCCCTTTTTAGGAGAGTTATACACTGGTCTTGCCCAACAGATGTTCCCCCTGTAGTGTGACATGAGACCAGAGAAATAATACGGTTTCCATATTCTCTTATCCCTATATGCGCTACAGATGCCTGTAGGCGAATCTCCATTATACGTAACACTATCTGACTTCCAGCAATGGTTGTAGCCGAGGTCGCTGATGTGGCTATGTACACAGAACTTGCACATCCTCATTTTCTCCTGATTAGCAACTGATGGTGTTGGCTGCATCAGGCTTTGTTTGATGTAATTGCCCATAGATGCATGATTTTAAAGTTCATCCTCTTGGTTGGTTGCTTTACGTTTCCATTCTCCACAGCACTCCCAGTGGAAGCGATGATGACCGAAGCCGTTGCATGTTCCGCTGTACTTACTATTTGCTGTAGACTTGAAGAACTTGCAACCCTTACAGGAGCGATGGCCATGGTGGTAAACTAGATAGATGAATGTGCTGGCCATAACAACCAGGCACAGCATGATGATGATGAATCCGATTTCCATATTACTTCTTGTTTTTAATGATTTTGTTTAATACCTGCTTGTTGTGCTCAGTATCATCATTGATGAGGTGATAGGAGCGAACTTTCTCGAAGGCGTTGGCTTCGGCTGCTTGCATGTAAGCCTTGACCACTTCGATGAAATCTTCTAGGGAACGACAGAGGGCGTACTTGTAGCCAGCGCACTGCCAATAGCCCTGGAAGCGTTTCTGATTGGCAGACTGATTGTTGGTCTTGCCATACTTCAATTCGATGCCCAAGCCGAAGTAAACTTCTGGGTTCTCGTAGATGATGCCTGTCTTGCCATCCTTCATGGAAGGGAGAGCAAGGATGAGGTCGGGAACGCCTGGGACCACGCCCGATGCTGCATTGATGGCTATCTTCTTGCCACTGGTAGCACCGTCTGCCTCGTTCTTGGGATGGAAGAGGAGTGTGGAGAAAGCTGGGTACTGTAGTCGAAACCATCGTACACAGGCTATCTGCAACTGACCTTCACGCTGCACCTTCTTGTGCTGAGGCTTTTGCGTGTACTCGTGATAATTGCCGTTGAGACGGTCTATTAATTCTTGTTTGTCCATAACTCTTAGAATTTTTGAATTGTCACTTTATGTTTGCACTTAGTCGCTGAGGAGGGACTGGAGATAGTTTTGTGTCTTATCGTCCAAGTCGAGGAGGTTTTTCGTTTCCTCTTCCACAGGTGGGGTCCAGTCGATGCCCAGACGCTGAATAGTTCCGTCCCGATAGAATCTTTCGAGCGACTGCAAGGCTTGTTTGTCTTGCGGATGCTTTTTGAGGTTGTCGATATGCCCCAAGATGATGGAACGATTAACCTTATCTCTGTAGGCTTCCGCTGACTGCTGAGACTGTTGGGCAAGTTTCCAGCGTTCGCCTATTGACAGACTTTCATCAGATGATGGTGGGCTAGGTGTCTTCTTCTGCTGAGGCTTGGAAGGCTTCTTTTCAGCTGAGGCTGCAATCGTAGGGTTGTCGAACGTTCCTTCCATCAGAGGCTCGTAGTTCTTTGGATTGAAGAGCCAGTTGAAGGAGATATAGCATCCACCATCCTTGCGCCCGGATAGAAGGTCGGAATCGAGAGCCTTGCGAAGCATCGGCTCAATGTCCTCGAAGGAGTAATCAGAGATAAACTTGGCGACTAGCTTCTTGCGGTCGGGAGTCATCTTCGAGATTGGCTTAACTTGCGTGCCCAGGAAGAGGCGATTGAAGAGCCTTAACACTTCCGAGAATTGAGTTTCAGCATCCCCCGACTTTTTTTCTTTTTCTTTTTTTTGTGTTTGGGGGTGGGCTTTCTCTTTTCTTTGTTTGTTTTCTTTTATAGGGGTTTCAGGGGAAAGATTTTCTTTTATTTGTTTCTTTTCTCTTACTTCTGTGCCCTTTGCTATGTCCTTATCTGTGCCCTTGACTATCTCTAAATCTTCGGAATCACCTTTATTTAAAGGGGTTTCAGTGTGTGAAATCTGTGCCCTAGATTGTGCCCTTGGCTGTGCCCCTTGTTTTGTCTGTGCCCTAGATTGTGCCCTATTCGTGCCCTTAATTGTGCCCTTATCTGTGCCCTTGCTAGTTTCTGAATCTTCGGAATCGCCTTTATTTAAAGGAACTTCGGAAGATTGAATCTGTGCCCTAGATTGTGCCCCAATCTGTGCCCCGACGTGTGCCGTAACCTGTGCCCCTTGGTCTCTTTGCCACGGTATGATGCAGTGGGATAGGGGGTGAGAACTGTTAACGTAGAGTTTCGTTGAGGCTCTTGGAGCAGAGCACTTGGTGATGATTTTCTCGGCTATGAGCACATCGATGGCGACACGGATGGTCTTGACCGTGGTATGGAGCTGTAGAGCCAAATCACGATAGGAGAGGGTTGCAGCGGAAGCCTCGTTGTGAGCGGAGGAGAGGAGCACATGGATGAGCACCTGAACGACCACAGGACGATGGAAGTAACGCCACTGCAACAGCTCTGGAGTAAATATGTAGCCATCTGTTTTCATTTATTCTTCTTTTATTTGGAATGTAGAATTTACGAATCTATCATTTATTTGTTTTCTTCTGCCTCGATGGCACGAAATATCTCGTAAGCCACTTGTGGCACCCAGGCATTGCCGTAAGCCTTTATGGATTCTTGTCGCCACTTGGGGAAAGAAATGGTAAGGCTGTCCACATCAAAGGGAATCCCATCATTTCCTCTACAAACAGGGGATTGAGTTGGGAAGTTCCGCCACCTACCTGATTGTTGAAGTCGAGAAAGTCGGTCAGTCCATTCGGGCGAAGTGCTCCATTCTTTCGGCTGTACATCCCTTTTGCACCCTGTTCTTTCAGTCCCTTCACTCGGTTGGAGTGTTTTACCTCCATTGCCGTAGGAGTGGGAAGAAGACCATTGACCGCCAAGGCTGTTAGACCTTGCCCCATCTGGGAATTGGGATTGATGGTCTTGGTGAACTTCGTGGCTTCTATGCTGCAAGGAGTGGGAAGCAAGCCTTTTCGAGCGGCGAGTGCCAAGGTTGGGCGTTCTGCTGCATTCGGTGAAAGGCTCTTGTTTGTTCGACCACCTCCGATGTCGCTTGCCACTGGTGTAGGAAGGAGTTGAGCCACTGCCAAGTCTTCTAGACCTAGACTGTGGTCTGTCTTGCCCTTCTTCGGATTTCTTCGCCCTCGCTCGTTGATTTCCATGTCCTTGTGGGCTATGTCCATCGCATTGGGTGTTGGTAGAAGGTCTAGCGGAACAAATTCCGTCTTGCCCTTCTTGTTGCACTGTTTCAGCCCTTGGGTCTGAACGGTGGGCAATAATCCAAACTCGGTCTCTTCTGTGCGGTGCTCCGATGGCACAAGCTGGAATAACAATCGGTTGGACGGAATATCCTTCGGCTTCGAGGTCTGCACAGATTTTGTCGAGGGTGAATCGGCTTTCCTCTCGGTATAAGTGATTCTCTTCGAAAAGATAGTCTGAGCGTCCCATCTGAGTGACTTGGCAGGACTCCACCATCGTCTTGATTCCATTAACGTTTTCACCAACGACCCAAGTGGGGTGTATCTGCCGTATCGCTCGAAGCATCTGTGGCCAGAGGTAGCGGTTATCGTCCGCTCCCTTTCTTCTGCCAGCGAGGGAGAAAGGTTGGCAGGGGAATCCTCCTGTGAGAACATCGACCTTGCCGTGCCACTTTGTGAAGTCTGTTTTGGTAATGTCTTCATAACTTTCTGAATTAGGAAACCAGTAGTCGAGCACCTTGCGAGGGAACTCCTGTATCTCGCAATGGAAGAGGTTCTGCCATCCCATCATGGATGCAGCGACCTCTGCGCCACCGATTCCGCTGAATAAACTAGCGTGATTCATATTGATTGAATTTGTTTCTGTTGTGCTCCAGGATCCACTGTAGATGAGCAGCCTTGGATGGGTCACGGAAGAGGGACTTTGCCTTATCTATATCTGGATTCAGCATTATCTTCTTCTCTTTCTTCGCTGCTGCTCTTTTCTTCTGGTAGTATCTGCGCTGGTATTCCTTTACCTTTTCGGGGTGATTCTGTAGCCATCGCTTGGAACTTTCCAGCAATTTCTCTTTGTTGAGCAGATAGTATCTCTGATAATATCCTTTGCCGTTGGCTCGTTTCTTGGCTGCATTTTCCCGATATAGCTTCTGCTTTTCGGGATGCTCCTTGATGTATTTGCGAGAATAGGCGAGCAACTTTTCACGATGCTTAAGATAGTATTCTCGTTGACGAGCTTGCCTTCTGAGCGTTGCTTCTTCTGACTCCATGATGATTGATATTATTTGAAAACCACATTTCTGTTTACCTAAAATTGGGCTGTGGTGAATGCCATTTTCTCATTTCCTTTGTATGGGATGCATTGGATAAAGTCACCTACGTGCCCGGTGCATAATAGCAAAGCGTTGTATTTGTATGGGGATTCACCTATACGTGTTCGTGCGAAGATTGCTGGTCTCCATTTATGTTCATCGCTGTTACGCACAAGAACCTTATCGAAGGTTCTGAATGATGGCTGATTCTTGCTCTTCTCCCATAGGGTGTAAGCCTCCTGGAACGTGATGGCTTCGCCCTCTGTTGCTTCTCGCAGTTCCTCGTGTACGCTGATGCGCAGGTCGAAGGCTTGGTCGGTCACGAACTTCTCGTTCTCGATTTCGTACTGGTTGCCAAATGTCAATGTGTCTTGGCTCTCGTTCTTGGCGATGAGTTTGCCTATAATGGTCAACTCTCCATCCTCGTCTTCTTCTTTGAAGACATAAAGGTAGCCAAGTTCGAAACATGGCATCGTCTGTTTGTTATTCTGTTCCATATTATTTAGTTTAAAAAGTTATTCACATGGAAGTTTCTCCTGATGCTGCACGTACCTTTTATATTTAAGGCAATACTTGCCATTGATTAAGTTGCGCCCATTTGGGCAGAGGAGGCACTTGCGAGCTGCATAGGTGCTCTTACTTCTTGAATCGCTCATAATAGTAGGTTACTATCTGATGCTCTGTAGGCTGGAAGCCATTACGAGAGGTGAGCGTATCGACTATCTCATCGTAGGTACGCTGAGGCATCTGAGAAATCAGGTTCTCATCGTGGATGCCCTGTGAGAGCTTCGTGATGCAAAGCCATCCAAGGACTAGCCAGATGGCAATGCAGAAGATAATCTTAATTGTTTTCATAACTTTATCGTTTTATATTGTTTGTAATGGTGGTCGGTTAGGGAGTCGAACCCTTGTGCCTATCTGCTTAGTTCTTTTTCGCAGAAATCATGGTGAACCTAGTAAAAAAGCATTTAAACAATCAATCGTTTGTTATGAACATCGCCCCCGATGGGCTAGGCTACATGCAAGATTGCAATGCCGACCGTGTAAAGAAAGGTGCCTGAGTAGGATTTGTACTTATCAGATTTTTAATGATGAAAAGCTGTTTTCGCAGGGATATTTGCCCAGGCACCTTTTGAATGTTTCAACGATAAGTTTCGCTTCACAGCGAGCTTTTCTTGTTTGCAATGTTAGCTTATGTCTATTCTCTAAAAGTAAAATTACCTATGTGGGATGTAGATAGTCTTGAACTTTACAGGCACAGGCTTCCAGCTCGGACAGTCGGTATTCGTAGCGAGTAATCTTGCCGTTCTTGCCACGCCCGAAGACCTTGACCTTGCCTTCCTTCACCCATCGCTCTACATTGCGTCTGCCGAAGGTATCGAATGCCTTGGCTTGGGTGATGAATGGTCGCTTGCCTACAGCCTTGGAAATTTCTTCCTGGACTACATTGCGTATGGCTGATAGGAATGTGTCGAACGAGACCATCTTGTCAGCGAACTGGATTTGTACTGTTTGGTTCATGACTATTTTGTTTTATTTGATTCTTGTAACTGTGATAACTCCTTGCTCACGGTTGAGCTTGGTCTTGAACTTTCGGCTGTAGATGGCACCGAGGTCGGTGCAACTACTCTTGACCGATAGCATTCTCTTGATAGGGAAGTCGATGGCTTGACCTAACGCCAGTTCCCTAATCTGAGGTCTGAGTGGTAATGTTTCTTCTTTCATATTGATGATGAATTGTTATTTTACTAGTTCGAAATCGTAAACAAAGACGAGTGTACTGAAGTTCCAAATGAGGTGGAGTTTGTTGCAAAGCATCCAGTATGCCACGTTTGGAGAGTCATACCACCATTTCTTACGCTTGCTATCATTTGTGGCATCGTATGAAAAAGCATCGTCAATACCATCGATGTGGCTACAGATAATTCCTTCCTTCATGCAGTCATCTGTGCTGATGTCCTGTAGGTGCTGTACACGGATGTTGATAATCTTGATTTGATGAGGCATCGCTTTTGCTGTGACGAACATCTTGTTGTTCCATCCTGGATGTTTGCATAGAATTGTCCTAATGGATGGTTCCATTGGTATTTCCTCGTATCTTTGTGCGACTGCCAAGACTTCACCTATTTTATAATGTGACTTCGCCACAATCTCATTTCCATCGTTGATGGTGAACTTGCCCTTGTCTTTTCCTTCCGTGCAGAAACCGCAGTTGAAGTTTCGCCTGAAAGGTTCTTGGTAGGCGATTCTTCGGGTCTGGGTCTTGCGACCATCGAGAACTGCTTGGGTGAGACCGTATTGGTCATTGAACATTATCTTTTGCATTGTCTTGTCTCCTTTCTTTTGTTTCTATTTGAGGAATGAGTAAAGTTCCTTGGCATCTTTCAAGGCTTCATCGTATTCCCCCCAATGGATTCTTGCTTTTGCTGCATAGTTGAAGCAATACAACATGCCTTCCCACTCGTAGATAGATGCCTGGTATATCCAATTAAAGATTTCCTCGAAGGTGCTTTTTTCTGGCATTCCAATAATCTCATGAATCTTAGTTCTGAGCCAGATACGCTTCTGCTGCTTGGCAATCTCATCCTTCAACTTCTTCTCTTCACACAGAGAATGGAAGTGAGCTACTAAATTGTCATTTTCGTTCTTTTTCATTATTTGCCTCCTTTCTTTAATTTGATAGGAACAATATCTTTGAGGTATGCCCAGAAGCCTTCTAGGTAATTATCCGTTGCCTCTTTCCACATTGTTTCCTCGTTGTCACAGAATGCGTCTAGAACATCCAAGTCACATAATATAGGTTCCTCGAAGTTGCAATCTACCAGGATAATCATGCCGTCTTTGTCTTCTGGTTCTTCTTTCACGCTATGCCAGACTCTGCCTAGATTGATGTATTCCTCATCGTCTCTACCCATTCTGACCGCCATTCCATGCCATACAGGTTGACCGTCATGTAGGTTTCCTTCATGGTCTTCCCATCCTGCTGTAAGCGCAGTGTGAAAAGGACAGACGAACAGTCTTAATGGTGCATCGTGAGATTTTTTGCTATCTTTCTTCATTTTTCTTCAATTTTATTTGGTACTTATTTATTTATTTACTAACTTTACGGTGCAAAAGTAATAAAAATAAATTGAACCGCAATAGAAAGGTATTGTATTTTAAGAAATATACAATGAAATTATATTGCGTTAACACTATAAGTATATGAAAATGCAATATTCGAATATTAATATCGGCTTGGCTATAGAGCAGCGTATTAATGAGCTAGGTATTTCTAAGTCTGAATTTGGACGTAGAATAGGTTTGGCTAGTCAAAATGTGAAGAAATTCCTGGATAGAGAATCTATAGATGCTAACAAGCTAGTAGAGGTGTGCAAGGCTCTAGATTACGATTTCTTTTCTTTGTATGTTGGTAAAACATGTGAGGGCAATACCAAATTATTGAATATCCCTAGATTGAAAGAACTTATTCTAGATAAAGGTATGTCGCAAGTAAGTTTTGCTTCTGCTATCGGAATATCAAGGTTAGAATTAGATTCCATCTTTTCAGGTTCTGATGTATCTTTGGGATTGGTGGAGAAAATGGCTGAGGCTCTAAGTGTAAAGCCAGCTGAGTTAATCAATGGTGCATCCTCTACTGTTGAGGCTGTGCCGTTGAATCCGTCTTCCTTGGAGAAAGAGTTGATAGAGCTGAGGGCAGAAAACAAACTGCTTAGAGAACTTCAAGGTCTTTCGGCAAGAAGTCAGGCTCATGTTGGATAATCAGTAAGTTGTGGAAACATTGATAGATTTCATCTTAAGTTATGATAGGAATTTTATTAATTATAATAGGTGTATTAGTTGTTGTAATATTTATACTTCTGATAAGCGCATTCCAAAAGAATGGGCAAGCCTATGATGTGCAATCTTTCCAGTGGAAAATCAATAATTTAAGAAATGAACTTTATAGTAAGAAACAAGACCTTCAACGACAGCTGATACAGAATCAAAAATTGAAAGATGAAAATAGAACATTGAAAGAATCGAATAATTCGAGCCAGAACGAAGTTTCATCCTTATCTTACAAACTTAGTCAGAATGCAAGAGTATTGTCTAGATGCCAGACTGAGGTTTCTAATAAGAACGACATCATTCAAGGATTGAATTTTCAATGTAATGAATTGAAGGATTCTTTGAATGCTGCAAGGGTAGATGCAGACAAAGCCGATTGGGCTTATATTGAGATTTCTGAAAAGATAGAAGATGCTGAGAATGAAATTAGCAGGCTCAATGATTACATAGAGTCTTTCGAAAACATGATTAATGGTAAGAATCCTTTCGATTACGTGGCTCATCTTCGTGCCCATGCTTTGGAACATGTGCATGAATATGTTGGAAAAAACGTAGAAGAGCTAGCTGAACTCTTTAAATATCAATATAAATATGAATATCTTCTTTCTATATATCCAGAGTTGAGGGTTTATAAGAATGATGATGCGTATATCAACTATATGCACGAAGAGGAGAAACGTTGTAATATAAAGAACTGGCTAACTGATGAGGAGTATAATCACCTGTCAGAAGTTGGTAGAGAGCAACTAGCTGTTGATAGATACATAACTAGTTCTTCGAAATGGACAGATTGGGAAAAGGGTCGAAACTACGAGATATATTGCGCCTATATTTTGTTTAACGAAGGCTACGACATCATTCAGGAAGGTTTGAACAAGAAACTGGAGGATAAGGGTAGGGACATTATCGCAGTGCATCAGAAAACAGGTAAGACATTGATAGTGCAATGCAAGAACTGGATTGGATATGTTAGAGAAAACATAGTTTTTCAACTCTTTGGCTCTTATGCTCAATGGCTCGTTGACAATGACAGGAAGTTAGGGGATAAAAGCGTTGAGGCTTGGCTTTATGTAACGGGGCCTTTGTCGGACGAAGCCCAGCGATGTGCTCAAAAACTTGATGTTCATGTTAGGCATTTGCCCATGGAGAAGTTTCCTGCAATTAAATGCAATGTAAATCATAATACAGGGCAACTGATATATCACTTCCCATTTGATAGGCATTATGACTTGGTTAAGATTAATGCTAGAGGAAAGGGCTATAAATTTAGTGTTGCTGAGGCTATAAATGAAGGTTTTAGAAGAGCGTATAATCATTAA